GATTACAAGGTCAAGACCGAGCGTACTCGTCAGACCGAAGAATTTGCCGCAGAAGTGGCTCGTTTGAAGCGAGTCGAAGCTTTGCACGAAGAAGAACTGAAGCGTAACTGGACTCAGCGTGAAGTTGAACTCCAGTCGAAGGAATCCGAAGTCACCGAACTCCGTGCAAAAGTTGCATCGTTCGACGAGACTCTCAAGGCTGCTGTCTCCAAGGCCGAAGCCATTGTCGGCAACACGCTCAAGAGAGAATACGACAATCAGGCCAAGCTCTTGCAGAAAGACATTGAGGCCGAGAAGAACCTGCACGCTGCTCAGATCGATTCGCTCAACGGAAAGATCACTGGCCTTACCAGCCAGATTGCAACGCTTCAGACTCAACTCGAAGAAGCTCGCAAGGATGCCAAGGAAGTTACCGCTGCTGCTCTCCAGAGTGCATCGGGCCGAGATGTTACCAATGCTCTTCAGAAGGCAATGGAAACCAACTCCACCAACACCAAGAAGTAAACTCTCTTGGTTGCCAAATGAAAAAGGCCCGGTTTTACAACCGGGCCTTTTTTGTTACACAATGAATCCGATACACATAAATGTTCCATGTTCGTACAGAGGAACTCCGTTGCGAACAATGTTGATCGTTGTGCTATCGTATGTCCGAAGCATCCAAACTTCGTCGCCTTGTTGAAAGTTAGATTTGATCCTCTTCCAACAAACATCGTCAACTAAGTCTGGCTTGCGGGATTCGAAGTGATCGATGCTGTCGTATTTGAAATGACGACAGTAAACCTTTCTACCTAATCGAATCCCGCCTTCTGGAACCTTCTCTTCAACTATGGGTGTTTCCCTAAAATAGTCCTTGATGATTGCATCAAGCATTAGGGGCGTCCTTAAACTCATCGAATCGTTCTTTGTTGAACTTGTAAGTCCATTGGCTCTTGTCGAAACCCGGATTCGGAATGAATCCCAAATATTGGAAGTCTGACATGAGTCGGTTCACGAGTGTACCTTCGTTCTTTCTTTGGAACTCAGGTAGTTTGCTATCCCACGTTTTATTGTAGAGATTGAAGACGTTTTCCTTCGTGATAGGAATCGCCTTCGCATTACACTCTTTCAAACGATTAAACATCCATCGGAACGTTTCGTTGGCTTTCAGCCAATCCTTGATGACTTCGTTAGTATAAGCAGACGTGGCAACGAACTGCCCTACAATGAATCCTTCATGGATTACCTTATCCCAAGCGATGCTGTATCCGATAGTCCGATCAGGACTGTCAAACCCTGATCGGCTTGCTCCGAGTCGTCCAGCGGAGTCCGCTAGATAGAAACCATCGAGCATCTTGCCGATAGAATGAAATGCCCTTTGAACTGAATTACCCCATTCAAGACGCTGACAGTGCTGCGGCACATACGCATCATTAAACGGGACTTCCACAATTGCTTCATGCGTGTGGTGGTGAGCAACATGATAAGTGTTCCCCATCCCTCTAAGTCCAACGACGGCTTTCTCAGGCTCATCCCTTGAAATCGTCTCATAGGTGGCTTCGCAAGTTCCTAGGCCCACGAAGTCCAGCATTTCTTCCATTGTTTCTTGAGGATTTTCACCCTCAGCTACCCTGAACGGCACGATGAGATTAAAGTGTCGTTTCACTATTTTCACCTTTGTCACTGTTATGTCCTTCCGTGGAGCCTTCCACGCTAAAAGATTTACTTACGCTTGACAGCCCATCGTAAGATTCAACAGTGATCACGACCTTGTTATTCAGAGACGTTTGGTTTCTGAATGAAATATTTACAGGTTCGTAAGAATCAAATGATGCAAACAATGAATTGACAAGTTCAAAGATCCGCTCCGGAGTGATCTTGGGGATAATAAACTCGGAGCATCCAAGTTGCTCCTTTTTGGCAGAGTTGACTTGGCTCTTTGTGTAACGACGGTGTCCGCCATCTGTCCGCTGAGCCGGGACCAACTTACCACTCGCCTCCCAATTGCGAAGAGTTTGTTTTGATACCCCCAAGAGAAACGCCGCCTGATCAATAGTCAGGTGCATTTCGCTTTCTTCCGGGAGAGAAGACTGTAGAAGTTCCTTACACTCGTTGATTGCCGAAACTGGTACAAGTTTTGGAAACTCGTCCCACGTTTTGAGAGCATCCTTGCTCACGCCTAATAGAGAAGCGGCTTCCTCTTGTGTAAGTTTGACTTCCTTTTCTACCATCTTTCTTCTCCGATCCTTGTACATTATCTATGCATCACTTTCTTAAATTTTACACTTTTTTGTAAGATTTCAAAAACCTTCTTTTTGCCAATCCACATCTTCAATAGAGTTTGGCTCTTCCAAATCTCCAAGGCTATCCCAAATGATGACATCGCCCAATGGATTAAAATTGAGACTCAATAAGTCTTCTATTCGAATTCTATGTTCGGGACGAGTCGCAGGTGGTTCATAAACAGCAGCAGGAACATTAAGTTCCCGTATCATCTTCTCATAAAAGTATTGGAACGAAGGACTCGACTCCATCTGAAAAGAGATCGGTTCAATCGGCCCCAACATTCTGTAATCATTCGCTGGCATTAGAATCCCTCCTTTTTCCAGTCAACCTCTATTGTCTCAAGACTCGTTCTAGACATTGCAGCCATCCATCTTTCAAGCTTGGCGATCATTACAGGATCGGTTTCTTTATGTCTATGCTGTGGAGCATATCTCCATCGAATGAGATTCACTAACATCAGAATCCCTCTCGCTTCCAGTCAACATTCGGATCAGGCTTCACCCATCTTCGTTTAAGAAGACGTTGTTGGCCCCAAATAATGAAATCTTCAGAACCAAAAAGTTGGACAATAGGATTGGCAGTCTCATATCGAAAAGGATTGAGTCTCCCTTCTAACATGTCAATCTGATCGTCTTCATCAATGTCGGGGTCGTAGTAAGCATCGACCGTAGACTCATAGCTTAGTGACATTAGAATCCCTCCTTCTTCCAATCAACGTTCTCAGCGAATTTCTCTAATTCACGAAGTCGCTTTTCTTCGGCATGCCGCCAACGAAGATAGTATACCAAACCAGTCGGGCCTACCAATGGCTGAACTGGCATAAGCAACTTAGCCAGTTTTGTAGAGTTTATCAAAATCCCTCCTTCTTCCAATTAACCAACTCCTCTTGCCGTATTCTAGGCTTGTACACTCTCGTCCTAGGCAAAGTCTTCCAATACTCAGAAGCTCTGAGGTAGAACTCCAATGTTGATGGTACTGACCCAGCTTGTATGGGTCGGCACGGCGTTGTGATTAAAACTGGCATATAGCTCCTTACGAAAACACCCAACCGAAGTTGGGTGTTTTGAATCCAAACATTGTATCAGAGCGTTAGAGCTTGATATTTCCACCGATCTGAGCCATCATTCGTTGCTGCATCATCGCTTCCTGTTCCATGTTCTTTTGCATCATAAAGCGTGCAATCAGCCAGCGACGGCGTTCAGCGTCCATTTCATAAGCTTCAGATGGCGGACATTTCATAAAATACATAAGGAGGAAACACTCTTCATCCTCCTTCGTTGCGTTGTAATTCACAACCAACTCTTCACCTTCTTCTTGCTCTTCACTCGACGGCAGAATGATCTCGGACATTGTGGACTCCCTTTGAGGTTGAAAACGAGACCATATCGTAATAGATACAGCAAAGGAGGTCAATATGCGATACCTAATCCTATTGCCATTACTGATGGTTGGGTGTTATTTGCCACCACAACCGCCACAATACATTCAAGCTCCGGTTCAAGAGAAAGAGACGATCCGTCAAGAAAAGATCATCATCGATAATCGACGACCATATTATGGGCCACCGGCACCACCGCACTACTGTCCACCACCAAGACCGTATTGTCCGCCGCCGCATTATCATCATCCATATCCGCAACCACGAGGACCGGGTTTCCATCTTAACATTCATGATGGCCCGAAAAACAACGATTCATTTCATCTAGATATTCGCAAGTAAGACAGCCCCGTAGGATAGTACCTTACGGCCCAACGCTCCTAGGATTTATTTCTTAGGAGCGTTTTTGTTTGTACAGTGCTATATACGCAAGACAACTTCAAGGAGGAATTATGTCAGATCAATGGGTAGACCAACAAGGTTTCTTACGCAACAGTTCAGGAAGATATCAAACAGGTAGATCACCAGCTTCTATTGCTATTGAGAAAGATGACTTCTTATTCAATTCTGCAAAGGGATTCGAATTCATTTCGTCACCTCAAAATGCTTGGGCAAATTCTGTTCGCCCTAAATTGGCCGCAATCTTAGTCAATGAAAAAATGAAAGTCGATGATGGTCACGTTTTCATCGGCATTGAAATTGAACACGCAAAACAACTTCGAGATCAGTTGGATCGAGCCATTTGGGCATTCAATGGACTACATGAGCAAATGGTTAAGCAACCAGAAGAGACACGAAAAATGCTCTGTGATAACGCAGGTATTACAATTACTTGAACACAAGCTTTCCAAACATTGACGGATCGTTTGTTGGAGTAACACCTATCACAAAACTCAAAACAGGTTGTTGCATCATCTGATAAGCCCTCAGACGATGATGTCCATCTTGCAGATGGAACACACCACCTGCTTCAGCAATCAACACAGGCACAAGGTCAAAATGCTGCTGGATCTTAGAAGCAAGTTCTTCTGATCCATATCGCATGTCTCCTCGATCAACAATTTTATTCGTCGGGATACGGGCAATAGAAATATAACCAAAGAAGGGTGACGTTTTAAGACGCCCGCCCTTCTGTTTGATAGTTTCCTTGATGCGAGTGATTCCGTTGTAAATTACCGACACTACCTCTTGGTGATATTGAGGCTCCCAATTGAATGAACCTTTAAGAGACTCAAAATAACGATAAGCCTGTCCGTAATCACTTTCGCCATCTTCAAAATCGGCAGTGGGGAATAGACTTCCAATGAAATTCTCTATGTAATCCTTGAAGCTAATCACTTCTTGTACCCCGGCTGATCCTCAAGATTCAGAATGTGAAGCTCGTCCATCGCTCTTGTGATGGCGACGTAACGCATGTTCTCTTCCTGCTTCAGATCCTTGTCTCTCGTTGATTTTGGATGAGGGAACATGTCGTAACGGAGCATGTACACACGAGGAAACTCAAGACCCTTGGCCTTGTGAGCGGTCGTGAGAATGACCGGACTCTCTTCCTCCATCTTCTGCTTGTACGTTGCAAGATCACGCTCATTATCCTGAACATCCAGACCACCAAGACGCTTACTCAACCAACCCTTGAAATCCTTAATTGAAGGATTGGAACGAACACGATCATAAGAGTAGCCTTGTGAGGCTCCTTCTTGATCTTGCTCAGTAATGAACTGAGTAATACAAGCCTGCAAAGCTCTGGTGACGTTGCCAAGATCCTGAAGCATACCCTTCTTCGTACTGGAGCCAGAATGCTTGTCCGTCTCCTTCTCTAAGAACTCATGCAAAGCATTACCTAGATCATTAACAGAAGATTCATCCTTCAATCCAAAGCGGCCCATCTTATTGATGTGCTTTTTCAAGTCCCGAGCCACGTCCTTACCAACGATCACGAACGGGATCTTGTCGCCAAGCAACTGAAGAGCCGTCTGAACGAGCGGCTCATTCGTTCGAGAGATAAAAGCCGTTTGCTTGATCTTCCCAGCCGCCCGCTCAGCTTTCAATTGTTGGAAGGCATCGCCATACTTCATTTCGAACTTGGTGACAGATCCATCGCCATCATCGAACTGCTTGCCTTGCTGGAGATTTTTGACGTGCGATTCCTGATTGGCGAAATCAATGATCGCCTTACGGGAACGGAAGTTCTTGGACAAGCCAAACATGCTATTGCTGCCGTGCGACAAACCACCCAACATGGTTGAAATGTTGTTGAATGATTCGTCATCGGCACCACGGAAACGATAGATAGCCTGATTCGGATCGCCCACCGCTACAATCTTTGCACCGGCTTGGGCAAGCTTGCGGAGCATGATCTTTTGCGATTCGTTGAAATCCTGTACTTCGTCCGCTAGAACCACGTCGAACTGCGGCCAATTGATTTCGTCAGCATGCATTGCTGCAAACCAAAGGTCATCGTTGAAGTCACGAAGATCACCAAGATTGAAGTTCATACGGCCATGCTGGAACTGTTGCTGAGTTCCTTTTGGTGTACTGATTTGAATCAGTGCCTTAGTTGCTTCAGTGATCTCCTGAATATAATCCTTCGACATGAAATCGTATCCAAGGATTTCATTCAGCGAATCTATGACAGCATCTTGGAATGACCCTTCACCATAGTCATGGATTCTCTGCTTGATTTCAGACATATCGGTATCGAAATCATAATCTTGCAGAAGAAATTGAAGACGTTCGCCCAAACCGTCTTGATGACGTGGATCAACAGCATAGGATTTAGCAATCCCAACAAGCTTCAACACTTCTTCTTTGAAGGTATATGAGAGAGAACGAACCAAGCTTGCAAGGGTCTTGCCAATACGACCATATTGTCCCGGATTCATGACAACGGTCGGAATACCGAGCTTGTACATGAGTTGAGTGAATTCTGGCCCGTCTGCCAAGAGGCGAATCTTTTCCGTGCGAGACGGATCGTCATCTTCATCACCGCCACGAGAATTACCCATTGCCTGAACAATACGTTCAGTCTTGGGCATGCGACCTGTATTGTCTCGGCTACCCAAGACTTCCCCAGCGAAGGCGTTCGAGGTACGAACCTTCACGTTGCGAGGAAACTTCTCCTGTGCTTCAACCTTGTTCTTTGTTCCGAAGACGAGATACAACCACTTCTGGCCCTGACTATATTTGTGAGCCAAATGCTTGAGCATCGTGGTCTTACCACTACCTGCCAAAGCGTTAATCATGAGGTGAGACGCCCCCGGTTCTTTCATAGCCTGTTCAAACCGAGTATCAATCGCTTGCTGCTCCTCACTCATCATTTCATTTGGGATGAGGTGAGACTTAGCAACATTTGGTTTGGCTTGTTGTAACGGCTGTGCTCCTGCGATCTCGCCGCTATCCACCATTGTCAGACCGTACTGCGACCACTCTGGATCAGAGGCATAAACATCATCTGCAAGTTCCTTCATAGAAGGACGTATGGTGCGATAAGGTTGTTTTTTTTGATCTCGATGAGATTCAATAAATCCGGCAGTCACTTGCTGTGGAGTAAGTGTACGAATCTTCTTGAGTGCCGGATCGTTTGTATTAACAACGAATGCATCCCAATTACCGTCTGGTCTCTTGGAAAGAGCAAGTTCTGCTCTTTCCGGGAAAAGCGGATTTGGTTTTTTGACATAAGCATAAATCCACGTCTTCTGACCTTGAGGCTGATTCGATTGTGCTGGCTGGGGACGATTCACAGAAGGCACCTGCTGTCGGGAAGGTTGCTGCTGAGGTTGGGCCGGAGTAGGCCCCGGAAGTGGTCGTGTGGCTTTGCAGTTAGGATACTGACTACAGCCCAAAAATTCACCCCCAGCATTGAAACCGGTGCGTGCGGTCCGTACCTTCATAGGAGCACCGCATTGAGGACATGGAGGAAGATTGGCCTCTACCAAATCACGAACACATGGAAACGTGCCACGCAGAGAACCATTCAGAAAATCCCACAGTACCGCTTCACTGAGCCAATCCTTGAAATTCATACATTCTCCTCATTCCCCAACATGACCACATCCCGGACACTCAATACCATGTTGGTAATGAGGGGCTGGCGTGCCGCAAATCGGGCACTTTTCCTCCCCGCCACCGCACGTAACGCAGTGGTTATTTGTAGGTTTCGTATTTACGGGTGGCTCAACCTGTTCTGCACGGCCCATTCGAATTTCTCGAAGAATAGCGTTCAGGATCTTTCCCGGTGCAATTTTTGCAGCGTAGCTCCATCGACCATGTAAAGCGGGATCAATGCGATAGCGATATTTCTTACCATTGATCACAACGGTAACTAAACCATCATTCTGCCATGCGGTAAAAACGATATCTGATCTGCCTTCAAGAAGCATCCACTCAATGAAATCTCTCATAATCTATCTATGCCTAACTATCTAAACTCACTTCTATATATGATTATGAGAAACTTCATTGAATGGCTATCCGAAAGTACCGCCCAAATCCAGATCGACGATTCTACTCTCAGAAAAGCGTTTGAGCAGCAGATGGGCGAACTTATTGAACGTGGCCGAGAACGCCGATACCAGATCAGCATGTTCAATCCAACGCAGTTTTTTCAAGAAATTCAGATTGCGTTCAAGGAATATCCCCAACTTCAGATGCTTATGCAGGCTCTTCAATCGAAGAATCAGCAAATGATCTTCCAACAAATGAAACTTCTTAGAGATTGGGCGACCACCAATCGAAAAGATTTCTTCAAAGATTATCGCAAAATCTACCTCTACACAGACTTCTTAGACAAAGAAAACAAAATCGAAGATAACGATGAGCAGGTTGTCAATTGGGTCAAGGAAGCCATTCAGGGAACACAGCAAGAAATGCTCAAAATCAAAGCGATTATTGAGCAGGCAGTGTCTCGCATCGCTCATTGGAATAACAGTCCAATTGTTATTGAACCAAGCATTCCTTACGGAGAATTCAACAGGCCCGAGATCGCTGTTGCAAACAGTGCTCATATCAAATTGATGGTTGGAACCTATCCGCCCGGTTTCGCCTACTTCCAAGATGAGAACGGAAAAGTCGAGATTGATGACGTTCTGGAAGGCGGTGACGAAGAGATGCTTGAGACGCCAACCATTCAGGCGGATTATTTCAATTTGATCAATGAATTACGCAAACCGGGCAGTACCAGCCAAGGTCGCACGATCAGCTTGTACACAGCACGGCCAGCAGAAGATCGAGAACAACTTTTGCAAAGCAACACGCTACCAATCAATATTTTCTTGGCTAATAACTATGATCATGTTGAGGGTTTGGCAAACGATCTGTCTTCTGGCAAAATGCGAGATATCTGGAAAGTTCGTATCGGAACTCAGTATCTTACTCAAACGCTCGATGGCCCAATCAAATACTATCAGGTCAGCGTTCCGAACGCTCCTGCCAAAATGGAACTCTTAAGGACAGCAGAATAATGGCTTACAGCAGTGAAACAGAAAAGATTCAAGGACGAGTCAGCAAGTACCTAAACGGACGCATCATGGACATTGGTTGCGGTGCCTACAAGATTACTCCAGACGCCATTGGGATTGATGGACGATCAACCGAATGTGCTGGAATGATTAAAGATGGTCTTTCAAAGTTCGAGCCAGAGTTCTATGAGACAGCAGACGTTGTGTATTCTTCACACGTTTTAGAACACATGGAAGACGATTACGAGACCTTGAAAGAATGGACTCGGTTACTTAAAGTGGGCGGCACATTGATTTTGTACTTGCCAGACGGCCGTCATTACAACAACTATGAAAATCTCGAACACATGCGAGATTACACCTACGAGCAATTCATGATGTTCTTCAAGAGGGCGTTTTGCGGCGAAGGTAAAAACTACAAGGGCGAATACCTGCCTAAGTCATACGAGTTGCTCGAACATGACATGGATCTTGGGCCAGACCGTTACAGTTTCTATCTTGTAGCCCGCAAGGTTTAACCAGCTACAATCACTCGGAATTGATCAATCTTCGGAGAGTCGCCAATGCTGAGCTTACCGGAGATTGTTCTCTTATCTTTCGAGATAGTGATCTCATCGCCGCCATCAAAAATACCACGTTCATCGGCATTTGGTATCGGGATATCCAACATCTTTTCACAGACAGCTAAGTAAAGATCGGAAGTGATCAACCCCAAGATAGACTTCTTAAAAGTTACGCTGAATTCGACAACCGGACGACCCAATTCTTTTCGGTTTGGAGCGTCAAAATGGAACATGAAGATATCGACTGTGCTGCCAGATTTAATGTCGTCATCACCGTGAGTGGTATAGGTTCCAGCACCAACAACATTAACTTTGAGCGTCTTAGGTAATTTGAGATTGTCTTTTTCCAAAATTACATAAATTTGATCTTGCTCTTGAAATTTACCAAAACAAGGACACTCAGGTGCCTCTGAGTCATACTCATAAACCTTGATATTGGTGTACTTTGAAATCTTATCGTCACACTTAGACCCCATTTTGCCCCCTTATACTGTAGTTACACAGTTTCTCTCCAATTCTTCACGCTCTCTTGTAGTTCTCATGTAAATGCCAAGGATCGCCATACGCTTCTTGTCGAACTTCGACATTTGTGCCAAAAGTCTATCCAAATATTGGATTCTCTCATCATACCAGTCAAGTAACGCCTCCCCTTGAAGATTAGGCGTCTTGACCGCCATTTCAACGTCAAGTTTGACAGGAAGGCGTTCTGCTGTCGGAATGTTGGTTTCTTTAACTCGCAATGACTCTCTACGTTTATTGAGTAGCCACTGAATGTCTAAAAGACACTGTCGCTCTTTGTCTCGTGTTGCAACAGGAAATAGAGCATTGAGAAGCTTAGTTTGAGTCCGAACCCACATGAACTCTTCATCAATTGACTGTCCATTGGGAAAGGCAAAATCTCGAACAAAGGAGCCAATAGCCTCTTCCATGTTGTTGTCAACAACAGGGTTCCACTCAAATTCCTCTGTGTTTTGATCTGCTTCATGCCAATCTGTTGGCATGAGCTTATCTTTCTTTGCGAATTGAGGAATCACGGTCACCAAGAGATACTTGTCAATATCGAGATTCAGTAATACAAAGACAAGTGGCAACTCAGAATGCCTTCGATATACGAAGTTGTCTACTAAAGCGAAATTACATTCATACCGTTCCATCGGAACAAGCTTTTCCAAATTTTGTGATAAACTGCTTTTATCACCCCGTTCGTACCAGCGTTCAAGAGCGTGTTTTGAGATAATGATTTCGTCTTGCACTTTTCTCTCCTATTGCATAGAAATCTCAACACAGTTTATTCAATATCCAAGGAGAAGTCAAAATGAACTTGCGTTTCTTTAACTGGTCGAAGAAAGAACCCGGCCCACCAAAGACCTTCGAAGAGGCTGTGAATTTTGTGTGCGAAAACATCGAAAAGGATACCGTTAACAAACCGGGTTACCATAACTCTGGCGGAATGGGTGTTCGCAACGATCTCGGTCTTTGGGACAAGAACAGCCCACTCTATAAGCACATGCAACAGCGATTCGGTATTTGCCACGCTGACGATACTGGAGCTTTGATTTCAGCAGCAGCAGATGCCAAGATCAACGGCAGAACTTATGATCCTGCACCAGATATTCAACGTTTCAAAGAACATTGGCGTCGTTATGGATATGACGCCGCCACGATGGAAAAGCTTCCTACTCCATCTGCATTTGCCGATGATCTACTATGATAGGGCATGAAAATTGCCATTTGTTTCTCGGGACTGGTCAGGACTTTTGAACAGTGCTGGCCGTCCTACGAATACCTTCTCAAACGCTATGACTGCGATCTCTTTGCAGTCTCAACACCGGGAAATGTACTTCACAAATACCCATTCACTAAGATCCTCTATCAGAAGGATGAAGTGATGCCGGACAAGTGGTACAACTTCAATTTCAATCCCAAAAGTCCCGGCCAGTCCATGCTGCTCCAGTTCTATGCTATTGAGCAGTGCAATGATCTTCGTAAGCAGTACGAAAAAGATAAGGGTGTCAAATACGACTTTGTGGTAAGAACCCGCACCGATGCTCAGCTTATCGGTGAACTACCAGCCTTCGAAGACTGCGACCCATGTAAGATTTACGTTCCATCAGGGAACGATCATCCAGAAGCCATTCCGGGGTTCGGTCTAAGCGACCGCTTTGCTTTCGGAGGCGACTATGTCATGAATGTCTATTCGAATAAGATTGGCGTGATTGATGAATACATGTCCACGCCTGACCCTTGGTACTTTGCAGAAGTGATTCTCAACTGGACATTGCGTAAGAACAACATCCAGATTGAGAGATTCGACGATATGGTGAAGATCCTGCGTCAAACCGGCAATTTGGTCTGAATCTTGAGTTCCATGATTCTCATAGTACGACATCCTACTCTCGGTGGTGGATTGTAGTCGGCAAGAGGTATTTGATAACCACTCGTAGCTAAATCCTGTTTGAGTCTCTTGCGGAAGTCAATTGGACTATGACATTCTCGCAAATTGAGAGATTTGACGAACTCACACCACTGATGAAATAATACCATGTCTCCCGGAACTGTCTCCGGCACATACATAGCATCAACATAGTGGTTGATATATTCGATATACTGCTTGTGTCTCGCAGCATCGGCCTCTTCAATCTGTCGTTTCACTTCTGCGGCTGCTTCTACTGTATCGTAGCAACCGAGACAATCAAGCGATTCAACATAGTCGTAATCTTGACCAACTTGAACTAATGCAAACATTGTTTAGACCCTCTGCTTCACGGAGACTACGTTGTCGGCTCTCTTGAACTTCCAACCTTGTTTTTCAAGCTTCTTGGCAACAGCATCAAAGATAGCATGTACGTAGGTAATCTTCTCGGGCGTCGAGATATCAACCTGTAAGTGCTTTGCCATGTTGTGAATCGTAAAGCACTCTTTAAGATCGAACCGCATCAAGTAATCTTCGATCTTCTCCGGCAATGGACGAGCCATTGCTTTTTCAAGCTTCACGCTATCACTGACGCCCAAGCTTTCAATGAAACATTCCACCCACTGACGGTATGTTGCGTCAGCAGTAGTGTTACTTGGTTTGGCAAGAATATTTGCGATGACTTTATCACCGTCAGCCAAACGTCCTTCAAACAAACACGTTTCGAGTTCGTTGAATACTGTGTAGAGATTCTTTTTCATTAGAAGCCTTCCTTTTGCCAATTCACGTCTGGCGTCGTTGTTCCAAATGTTGCAAGCCACATTGTCTCAAGAAAAACTTCTGGCAGATCGCCGAAGAAATTATCTATCAAGTTCAAACGTTCCCACCAAGGGATTCGTGGATATTGAATTACACTCATCACTTTCCAATACTTGTTATTGAGATATACGTAACGATGAGAAGAGTCATTATAGAAACTACTAGCCGTTGACATCAACCTCAATCTTTGACCCCAAGGATTTTGATGCCCTTCCTCCGCAAATATGCGGCAGCTTCCGCCGTCAGTTCGCATGTGAGCCGGGTAAACATCGAAGATCGTTGACCAATTCCAACTATCGTAAAAACAATCGTAATTCGTTAAGTGATAGTTTCCGATTTCGTGATGCGGGTTCCAATCATGAACCCACACATCCTCTAACCGATCCGATGGAAAACCCAATGATAATTCGATTCGTTGGTGCAATGGGTTTGTTGGATATTGCTCAAATAGTTGCTCTTGAAAATCACGCCAACGTTCGAAATGGAATTCCATGCGTTGGTTTTGATCACACCAAAATTCGAAAGGGTACATTACTTAACTTTCTGTTTGAATCATTTCATATTGGCTATTGTACAGTGAAAACATTTCCTAAACCCTTCAGGCGGTAAGGTGTATTGACTTACAACAGGTAAGCCTAATTCAAGTCGGATATCTTCTAGTTTTGTGCAGAAAGTGTTCAACCAGAAGTAAACCTTTCCTTGCTGAATGATGGGGCTATAGAAGAACTCGATTTCTTGGCCCTCGTACTTACCCCAATGCTCCAGATTAACGGGAGTTTCTTTCTCCTGTCGCACAACGGTAATGTGTGCGGAATAGCGAGGGCGATTGGTCGATACAAACTTTGGAATCAAACTACGGTAATAGTCACTCAATTGCTGATCGACTTCGACGACCAGCTTGTGGCCGATCTCGAACTCATACCGCAATACGCCTATCGATTTGTAAAGCACTTCTTGCATAGTGCTGTATAGCTCACAGGACTATGTCTGTCAAGTTTCGCCGAAACTCAATCACCGAATTCTCGATCTGCTCAAGCTCCTTGATTGAATCATAATCAAGGAGCTTGCTTACTTTATCGGCCCTTGCAATGGCAATCATCTGAATCGCTACACCAAGTAAAGTTCTTACTTCAACAAGCGTTCTTTCCATTTCTGTCATAATTTTCTCCAAAATCTACCAGAATCAACATTATTATAGTATGCATTGCACAATTTGTTGATTTTAGGAGGATTTATGATTGCAAACGAAGAAATGGTAGTTGGCATTACAGAGGCCGCAGAGATTCTTGGAGTGTCGGTCTCATGCCTAAGAAATTGGGATGATTTGGGCATTCTATCGCCGACTTTGAAAACGGCGGGTAATCACCGTCGATACAAGATAGCTGATCTTGAGAAGTTCAAGGCCGAAAAGGTTAAAGTCTCGACAAGCTATTACATCAATTACATTCTCGCAAAGCGAGCACAATGGGTCGAAGAATGCGTGGCTAGACATATTCACGGATCTTCTAAAGAATACGCAGCTAGGGTTTGTGGCGGGTTCACAGAAGAGGAAATCGCATGCTTGATGGATAACATGTGTACGGCTCCAGATGAGTTAACACGTAAACTTGTTCAAGACAGAGAGTTGTTCTTTCGAATTGCCGGAGAGTGGTCTGCACCGCATCTCTTCAAAGTGTGTCCTTTGAAAACCCCTCAAGAGACTCCCCCGTATCGTCGGCCCCGTTACAAGGAAAATGGAGAAGTTTACCAAGTTATTGAATCCGAAGATTTGCATACAACAATATTAAATGCTCCTATGGAATGCGATTTTTCCATTACAGAACACGATGATAGAGAAGAGGTTTTCAAAGCTTACAAAAATATGATTCGTGAAGCAGACCAGCAATACATCAATGATATTCGCAATAACGCCGGGACTATATTGTCCATTGGAAACAATGATGAAGAAGCCATATACAAATCAATCAATGATATGATTGATGTCATCAAGAAAAAGACGCTTGATGACGGAGAATTCTGCCTCGTTGTACCGCCTGAATTAGCTCATATTGCAACAAGTCAATACAATCCGACTACAGAAAAATTGAACTCCAATCTCAAGATTGCTCAAACCAAGTACATCAACTACCAAATTGCGAATAGCGATGAAATTGGCCGTGAACTTACAGTTTACGTTAGTCGTATGATGCCAGAAAATGAAATCATCATTATCCTCAAAGGACGGAATGGCAATACGGGTTATATGTTTGCACCACATCTATTGATGTTTGCTGAAACTTTTGTTAAACCAATGTCTTTGTGGCAACTTCAAGATGAAACGGAAATCAAGTACGGAGCTATGATTGGTCGCAAGCTCTTAAGAGAAGGTTCTAAATTCTTCGGTCGCATTACTCTGCTATAAGTACCTCGTGTTCTCGAAAGGAGAATCTTGACTCAGTCAGAGATACCGCAACCAGTTCTAATCCCAATTCAAGACGAACAGGGAAACGTAATCAAGGATGCAGGCAAGAGAGTGACAGTCAACTCAGTCGGAGGAGCTTTAATCAACGTAAACGGCGTTGTTACCGATGGCCCTTATCGGTTTCACCAGAATTACCACAAAAAGAAGTTGGTCTTCGGGCGTCCGACCTACAAGGAATATTTCCTTGACTCCGTTCCCTACTGGAAAGTGAAACTCGATGACTACAATCTAGAAATTCACTTCACAGAGAAGGAACTCAAATAAAAGAAAGAGCCGGGGAAACCCGGCTCTTTTTACAAAACAATACTCGAAAAATTCAGTTCCGTAATAATCTCTTGGAGAGCGAACTTCTCTCCAGTCGGCTCATACAGATTCGGTGACCCCGTCAAGTTCGCCAAATTGACGATCTTGTAGTTCAAGATGACCTTGTCCTTATACAAAGCCAACTTCTCCCTCTCCTTCACCGTCAATGTCTCATGAGCAAAATTCGCCACGAGTTCATCAATAGACTCAGACATGTTCACCAACATGATCTTTGTCTTAGTCAAAAGACGTGGAACACCTTTGATATTGTCTGAATCGTCCCCATCCAACGCCTTATACATGGCGATCTTGTAAGATGGAACACCCCATTTCTCCATACAAGTCGATGGGTTCATGAGCGTACTGCTACTCTCAACATGCACCGAAGATGTCACCAACTGCTGCATATCCTTGTCGTTCGAGACGATCAGGATCTTCTTGTAGGGATTGGCGAGTACAAACTTTGCAATCTGCTCGTCAGCCTCTTCCTCTGGATGGTACAGCGTATGACACAAACCAGAGAAGGCGTCCCTCATGCGTGAGAGACGAGCCGTCCAATCAGGTTCATCACCATTGACCTTGACTCGGCCAGACTTATATCCTTCGACCAAAGTGCTACAGCGGACAGGTTTCCCGTCCCATGCGAGGTAGATTTTCCCCGGATCGGTCTTCATATAGTTCACGATTCTCTTGATGAATCCGAACTCAAGGCCGGTGGGCACACCGTTGTGGCTTAAATCTTTAACAGGCCACCACATTCGGTAAGCCATGTTGTAAGCATCGATGACGATGTAATCGTATTGCATGTTAATCTTCATCCGATTCGATGGTATTGAAACCCGAGAGTTCGTTAAGATACTGACATTTAGGACATATTCCTTCAAGTCGATAGTAAGCCTTTGCTGGCCCTAGAATGTGCCAACCATCAGAAAGGTCGTCTGCATAGATAAAATCTTCAACGACTTGGCAATCGAAGCAATAAATTTGACCGTGAATCACTAATTTCATTGTCTACCTCACAAATAAGGAAGATAGAAGATTACATAATCAGAGAAGAACTTTCAACTCCAAATTTTGCAACACCGACGAATTCCATAAGAACCGAATTCACATAGATGCACTTCTGAACGGTGCCAAGTTCCGGCAAAATCGCCCTGACAACGTAACTGTCAATGATCGAATCAACGCACTGATTCAGATAGTTGTGTAAGACCTTGGGGATCAAATCAGTTTGTTGTTCTGGTTGGGTGAGCATCGAGAAAGCGAACTTACCGAGTACAGGCTCAAGGTTTTCGTTCGCCACACACCACATAGGCAAAGAAGCCAAACTCTTGATAGCATAAGAGATTTGCGTTTGATCGCCAGCAGCAATAACCAACTTATAGATATTGAAGAGTCGCTCCTTCTTGATGACAGCATATCCTTGCAAATTGCCCACAAAGATCCAATTGTCTTCAATGGCCCGCTGATTGAATGTCTTGAAACTCCAACAGCGACGGTGCTTCTTACCATAGGTCTCATTGTACTTCTGATACAGCCATTCTTTGTGCTTTTCGTAATCGATAATGTTCATCTTCTAGTTCCGAGGACACTATACTCTATATGATACTAAGAAATTATGCAAGTGGAGATGACTCATGTAGCACCCATATTCGCCATCACGAAGGCGACGATCTTTAATCTGGATCAGCCCTTCCTCAATCATCTGATCGATCTTTAAGTCTTTGTCATTGACCGCTGTAACGAATCGGAAGTCAAAGATACCTTGTTGAATCAATTCTTCGGTTATCCGTGTCTTCCGATCCGTGCGATGCTCTAGATTGATGATGTGTACTGGAATCATCTCTTAGTTAATGAAATTGGTCGGATTTTGGAGTTGGAGGTGTTGTTAGTGGAATCATTGTAGGTTGCACATTTACTTGTCCGTTAGGGACAGGTGCAGGGATTCGTTGAACACCCTTAATATAATCATCATGGCATGGATGATCGAAATCACCCCCAGCGTTTGATCTCCGTTCATATTCAGTAGATTGGGAAGCATCCACCAACAATTTCATTTCTGCAATGTATTTTGAGAGCTTTTTACAGTGCAGCTTAAAATTAGCATTAACATCAAGTGGTAGATCCACTTTGTCAAAACAACTTTCAATAAGTTGGCTCTGAAGAGCCAAAAAGCGAACAAGCGTTGTTTGATTCAATTTTTTCTCCATGAAGATGAACCCGGTAGCACTTACGAAACTTTTCTTTGTCATAAGAGTCTGCTTTCTTGAGATTCTCAACTCCTGACAATGGACGAAGATTACACAATGCATTCACTAATTTCAAGTCGAAAATGCCATGATCCAGAAATGCCTGAACCGGAAAGATATGATCTACATGCCAATCGCCGTTCTCAACACAACTTTTGTAATCTGAATGGTTAAGGATGTGTTCTTGCAATTCTTGAGGTGTGTAACCAAGTAGATCGGCACTCTTCTTGCATTTCGTCTCGCCAGTGGCTTTCATGAAGCGATGGATCATGTTGTTGCAAATCTTGCGAAATTTGTGCCTCAAAGCGACGGCTTCTCGATCAGGATCATACATGTGGCACTTTTCGCCAGAAATCTTCTGAGACCCGCACTTCTTGCAATTTGGATATCGTTTGAAATTAGTGAGATAAGCTTCTGTGATATTACCGCATTTACACTCGTATTCTATGCGGGAGTGTTTCTTATAATTGAATAAGCGTATGAGTTTACAACCATTAACCTCGCACAGTTCAATTACTTCTATTTCTGGAGTAGCGAACAACTTAGAGAGTTTGACTGATTTACAATTCTTGCATCGTGTCCCTTGATTGAAATCAGCGAACGTAATAAAGGCTTCACTGCCGCAAAGACATTTGTAGTGAAGTTTTTGTTTGCTATTATCGTAATGATTACTAAGCAGTTCGCAGCCGTGCTCTGAGAAGGTTTTGCGAACATGTTCCAATGTAAACTTTTCGTTTCCAGCACAGACTCGACAACCTTGGCCTCTCTGGAAGTTGTTCCATGTGATAGTTGTCTCGTGTCCCTCTGGACATTGCACATTAAGCGGCTTCTGGCTGCCGTGGTATTCAGCATCTCGACAAATCCAGCCAGCCTGAGCAAATTGGATTTGTACTTCTTCTATGGTCAGCTTTTTCATTCAATCCTCTATGACTAAGTTTGAGGTTGAAATATTAAATAATTCATTCCTAAATGTCAATGGCACAAAAACGAAAAAACCCGGCCATTTCTGACCGGGTTCTTGTTCTAAACGTCATCACTAACATTAAATTAGATGATGAAATTCGCAATACTCATGCGGGCATAAAATTTTGACCCCTCTCGGAGCAACTTCTTGCCGTATCGGGTAAGGATACCCTTACGTGGGCAGAACGAGTCCGGATCAAGGACGGTCGGAGTCTGCGTCAAGGGCACGTAAGGACAGTAGAAGTAGCCGCTATCCATGTAGCTGTCGCCCTTGTAGCCCATGAGGATTTGACCCTGTGGGAACAATGGATCTTTGTAGACTCGCCAACGGTTGTTGACCGAGCCGACGTACTGGATACCGATGCTGCTGGTGAAGGTCTCAGACGGTGCAGGAGCGAAACCAGCCGTAGCGGTTTCGAAGATCGATGCAACTTCTGGAGAACAGACGAGCCAGTTACAGCCGCCACGAAGCGTCTTACGATGGACGACGTTGGAAACTTCGACGACCTTGACGTACAAGGATTCGTACTTTTCCTTAATCGTGTCACCGTATGCCGTGTTGAAGTCCCAAACGGCAACCGTACCAGCGTTATTACGAAGGTCGGTGAGCACCTCTCTATCGATCTCCAAATTGATTTCCTGTGCCAAGACGGCCGTAAGTTCTGCTTCGGCGTCTAGGTTGTGCTGCGAGCGGAGATCCTGCTGAGCTTCGTAAGACCAAACAGCCTTGAGCTTGCGGGTCTTAGCAGCAATTTCTTCGCTTTCAACGAGAAGGTTGACTTCCGGAAGATCCTGATTGCACTCCATGTTGTATTCGTAAGAAGTAACGATGGAGTTAATGCCGGGATCGCCGCCGGAGTTCCACTGAAGGTTTACTTCGCCGGTGCTGAGGTCAACGCTCGAACCAGCCGAGATTGCCTTGATGGCCGGAGTTCCGATATCGGAGAACGTGAACGTACCGGAGGTCGAGACGACGAACGTCTGAACAGCGGTCGAGCCACGGTAAACCGTACCAGTGAGCGTACCTTGAAGAACTGGAGTGTGCTCAAGAGGAGCGTATGTGGACACCCAGCTATTTGCTCCACCGGGATTCGTCGAAGAAGCTTCGTTCTGGATGAATTGGCTGGTGTAGAAAATGTCAAGGTTGCCGTCACCCGAAGCAAGTTGCATCATGGATGCTGCATCATCGGATGGGTAACCACCCTGAAGAGTTGCACCACGCATTGCACCCTTGTTCGAGGAATACTTGAATCGCAAGTAGTAAACGAGGCCGGTTGGGCCGAGAAGCGGCTGAACGCTAACAATCTTGTTGGCGATAAGCTGCGGATAAATACGACGGACAAGCGGAATGCTGATACGCTTAAACTGAGCGATATCTCCGGAGTCGGTCATGGCTTCGTTCATAAGGTGCTGGTTCTCAAGGAGAACTGCGGTCGCCGAGCGGACGAAGCGGTCTTCTAGACCGTGAAGGAGCTTGGTCTTCGACCAACGCTCTTCAGTCTTCTTAGCTTCATTAAGAAACTTTGCGTTATAGTTCATTTATTCATACCCCTTAAAAGACTTACTTGTTTTTCTTGCTCTTGGCACGAGCTTCGATAATATCACTCACACCAGAGAGCTTTAGGTATTGATCGAGTAAATCATTGCTCTCAACTAGATGATCTTCATCATCCTTGGTAACACCAGTCGAGAATTCAGGGATCAACGCCCCCTTTGACTCAGTAATTACCCTTTGACCACGCCCACTTGCATTTCCAGCACTATTCTTGCGATTCTTGCGTTCGGTTTCGACTGCATGACTGCGAGCCTCGGAGATCAACTGTTCCTTCTGACGAACGGCTTCAGTCAATTCCGTATTTTTTGCGGAGATGCGGACATTACGGGATTCAACAACTTGGAGGCGGTTACGAAGTTCTTCGTTTTCACGAATAACTTGTTCAACCTTACCACTGTTGTTATTAACGACACCCTCAACTTGGAGGTAGTCGGTCATAATGTCTGCCATCTTTTCGAGAGCAACACGGTGTTCGACCAACTTAGGGTCGTTCAACACGTCACGACGAGCTTCGTCGTAAATTTCAGCTTGGCTCATCTGCAAGAACTGATCGAGCTTCTCGACCATGAAATCTCGCATTTGCTTGAAGCGTTCATCGTATTCCCTGTGGATTTCAAGAGAAAGGTCATTGTTTTCGCTCTGCTTGGATTCAAGCATTTCGAAAGCTTGCTGATAACCTTCCTGCATCTTGTTTTCCCACTCTCGATTGGTTTGATCGAGACGGAGACGCTGATCTTCAATGATGGCGTAAGCCTGCTGATAACCTTCTTTGGCCTTCTGTTCAATAGCTGCAATTTCTACAGCCTGTTGATCATAAGCTTCCTGAAGCTTAGCATCGAATTCGCTCTTCTTCTTGTTGTCAATTTGCTTTGCTGCCTCGGAGACGAGACCTTCTACAGCCTTCTTAACATCTTCAACTTGCTGGCTGGAAAGTGAAGTCTTCTTGAGAGCTTCTAGTAGTTTGTCCATTTGCTTAACCTCGCCTTATACTTTTTCAACCTGAGACTGAACAATTTGTCCAAGGCAAGCAATAAATGCTTCAATGCTTACCGTATCTATGCCGCTGCTTTCATTTTTCATAGGCGAACTAATAGAAATTCGCTTACGAGATTCATTTCGTTCGCCACCCTTACCAACGACTCGCTCTTGGAAAGCCGCATAGGTGGATGGATCAGCAACGGCATCAAAAGTGATTAGCTTATAGCCTTCGCCGATAACAAGTACACCATCTTCGTTAGTAGAACCTTGACCAATACCACGAGACGAAATGCCCATAGAGACACCATCGTCAAGCAGAGCCTTAAGAATATGACCAGAAGGAGTAGAAAGAATCTCGCCTTCTCCCATTAGGACATTATCTTCCCACCAAAGCTTCGTAATAACGTGCGAAGCATTAGCGAAATGGACGATGCTGTCAGATGGGTGATCGAGTTCGCCGATTAAACGACGACCACGAATCGCTTCTTGTAGGTTCTTAACATTCTCGTCGAGAACGTCATAGGGGTACATACGCTTATTCTTATTGATTGCTTCTGCTTCCTGAAACTTGCCTCTGAACTTAACGAGGCCCCGTTTGCCGGTGCTCTCGTTAATTTTCAGAGATTCATTAAGTTGCAAGTGGAAAGCAGAGCCATCACAACAGTCGATTAAAAGTTGATCGCCGTTTCTCATGGCTCCCCTTTGTTACTTGGTGTTGACGCCCTTATCAACGATAAGGTCTGTTTCAGGACCATTCTTCATCTTGTAACCCTGACCACCAGTTGCCCCATCTTCTTTCGGAGTGTATGGGTTCTTGAGGTTAGGCCATGTATCGCTCGACTGCCAAGATCCGTGGTGCTGACCGAAGGTGTCCTTATCAACACCCTTCTCGCCCTTCATGGTGTAATCACCGAAAGGCTTAGGAGTGTAAGGATTCTTCAAGGAAGGCCACGTATCTTCGCCGCCAATGTTGCCCCAAGAACGGTTGCGGGCTTCTTCGGCGTGCTTCTTGTTGTAAGCCATGTTGTCCTGACCAATCATCGGAGCAGGATCGTCATAGCCACCATTGTGAGTACCGGCGATTGCAGGAACCTTAGCGTTCTTGCTCATCTGTGGGTGATCACCGTTAATGGTGTGATGTGGCATGTTCGAAACATCCCACGTTTCAGCAGAGCCAGTAATGTTGGATTCAATGAAATTGGTGAGCCAAGAAGCAACTTCTTCTGCAAGCTCAAAATCAAGATCAGCACGTTCGTTCAGAACGTCGGCCAAATCATTGATAATGGCAGCAGTTTCGCTCTTGAGAGCGTTGTTATTGCGACGGTCAGCAATTCGATAGATTTCGACAACCGACTCATAGAGGTCTTCGAACACTTTGCGTTCGAGGCCGCTCTTGTAATCAACATATGGATAGAATTCGTTAACGACATTCTGGAAGTGCTCGTAAGCATCGACCCCTTCGTTGGCCTTTGGAGCCGAAGCGAAGTGAAGGATCTGAGCAATACGATCCGTGTTGGTTTCCTGAATCTTGCGAAGAACAGCTTCGGCCATGAAGGCACAAGTGTTGTCATCGAAGTTCGTTTCGCCAACAAGGTTAAGAGCTTCGGCGATGACGCTGGCAAGTTCTTCTTGGGTCAAGTAGATGACCGAAGGCCACTTGGTTGCGACTTCGTCCAAAACGTCTTCAATACCAGCAGTGTTCGAAATAGCGTTCTGAGTCTTGAGTTCAGCAATCTTCTTGCAGAAGTTCTGATCTTCACAGACAGACTTGGCACCGCTACGGAGAACCTTGACCTTATGGTTTAGAACCTTCCAGTCAAAACTGAGTAGCTTGCCTTCGTTGCGAGACTGAGCGTTAGGAATCTGAACGTCGGTGACGTTACCAAGCTTATCGGTGTTGACAGCAGTGCTTGCCAAAACCGGGCCGAGGTTCATCGTGTTCAAGTGATCCAAAACGTTTTCAGCAACAAGATATGCTTCTTCGATCTTCTTGCCAGCGGACTTAAGACGCTTAGCGAAAGCATCCTTACCCTTCTTGAATGGGAAGCCCTTGGCTCCATCTTTTTCCTTAGCCTTTTCGTTACGGCTCTTCTTACCCTTGAGCTTTTCGAAAGGAGATTGCTTTTCTGGAAGCTGATTTGGCTTCTTTTTCTTGTCGTCCTTCTCGGTGGCCTCAAAGTCAGGTTCGCCAATGTCACCCTTATTCTTGATGACAAACTTCTTGGCTTCCGTGAAGGAACTTACTTTCAGATAATCCTTGAACAGGCCCTTAGCCTTAAGCTGACCCTGTTCTGGTTTGTCCTTGATGATAGATTCGAGCAGATCCGACAAGATAGCCTTACGACGGGATGCCTTCGATTCGTCATCGATTTTAAGCTCTTCAATATTCGAGAAAAGAACGTTCTTTCCTTCGAGCTTATAGCTGGCATGAATGTAAGTGTCTTCTGTCGTTTCGAATAGCACCGTGGAGGGAGTAAACGAGTGAAGGCTCAAATTATCCTGATCCAAAACCTTGGACAGGATAGAAGAGGCTTCCGTAAGTTCGTTCTCGACTCGACCCACAGAACTATTAGCGATCTGTTCGAATGCGTCTTGCTGGATAAGTTTACGTCGCATGTTCTATAGCTCCTCGATAATCGCTTGATTTGACTTGGTATATACTCTTGCGTTTCTATTTTTATGAACCGAAGTTGCTAAATAGACAAGAGGATCGCACGCCTAACTAGGCCCAAATCAGCCGCTTAGTATTCATAAGTATGCTTATGAAGAAGAAATTTGCACGGAGAAGATCAACAAATGCCAATTTGCAACTTCAAACAATGGCTAAATCAGCAAAGCAAAACCCTAAGTGAAGATGGGCTTGGTGGTAGCGACCCTACAGATTCATTCCGCTTCAATCCCAAGGATCAACCTATGCAGGATTCAGCGGAAGACTATGAAAAGCTTAGAGATGAGGTTACAAAACTTGCATTTTCCAAATACAACAGCCGTGTCATGGACTTCCTGCGAACCCTCGGTGAAGAGAACTCGGATCGGGAACTCATGATGCTAGTTGAGAAACTACAAAGCGGAAGCAATTCCGGCTTAATGCGACGAGATTGGAAACCTCGTAATGCTGGCGGCAATAATGAGATCGTTCCACCTGCTGCTGATAAGGGCATGGACCCTAATGCTGCCGATTAACGAACTTCACAACATCATCCAGATTGCAATCATAAAGGCCGCAACAAGAGAACGGCCCAACCTCAAGAACATTCAAAACATGCGTTTTACAGATGTCCATGATCCAAACCTTGTCTGGATTGTAGTTGACATCCTTAAGCACATTCTTAGCATATACCTCAACTTCTGTTGGGATGCCTTCTTCTCTCTCCGGCTTGTACTGACAACCAGCCACAACCTCTGTGCCGTTAATGACCAGACGCCATTCAGCCTTAATATCTAGGTTCACAGGACTGAACAACAAAAGTTCATCATGATCCACCCGCAACCTCAATAGTTTCAGTTCGGCAAGGAACTCGTCCTGAGACACCATTTGACCTTTGAGATACTTAAAATCATTTGACTTCACAAAGACCTGACGTGTGCTGTTGATAAAGATTTGCTTCAAGAAACGCTCAGCATCACCAATAGGGATGAGACGATACTGGCTATTCAGCAAATGCTCCCGGAACTTTGGATAATAGAAAGTACAGTTGTACTTACGAGAGTTTCCGTACACTCGCCAGCGTGTATTCTTAGCAGCCCATGAAACAAGCTGACTTCCTCCATGTACGACAACATCATCACCTATCTGTAGATAGTCATTGTAAGGTTTGCCGAATTTAACCTGCTCAAATTCGACACCTAAACGAGTCAACGCTTCAGGGAGTCTGGTATCGTTATTGAAAACTTCTGTTTCGATGAGCCATTTCATTAGTGAGTTACCCTCGTGCGACAAAGAAGAGCGGGCTTTTCGCCGTGATCGTCTAGGTAGACACCGTCTAATCCTTGAACAATCTGAGCTTCCTTCCAATTGAAACCTTCATTCAGAATGTTGATACACTCAACGTTTGACCAAGGTACAATACGAGTTTCCTCGGTGCTCTCAATCATTCGATCCGTATCAACCATGAAGGACTTGTAGTGAAAAGCTTTGCACTCAAGTTCAAGAAAAACCTTATTGTACTCGATGACACGGCCAACCAGAATGTGGTTGGCCGCATCAGAGTACAGCTTACGAGTTCGGAGTTTGATAATATCGTTCGTCTTCATGCCCTATCATAGTAGCATGATTAACGTTCCGAGTAATCAATTTCCTCTCTGTCCATGTCGAATGAGTAATCCTTAATTTCAAGATTGTACTTCTTGATATCCTCATCGGATGCTGCTGGGATTGCCATTCCTTGAGAACCTCCACCTTGCGGCGGTGGGCCTCCCTGTGGAGGTGGGCCACCGGTTGGTGCTCCTCCCATTGGATCGCCGCCTTCTGGTGGTGGGCCACCCTCCTCGCCCGGCTGTCCACCCAACATTGGATTTTCTTCGCTTGGTTCAGTGCTGATCTGATCTTCATCAGGGTTTGGCACACCCACGCCGCCCAATGTTGGATTCTGAGCGATGATCTGCATCTTAAGTTCTTCAACGTTCTGAATCTTAAGACGAGCAAGCATTTTCTTTGCTTCATCTTCGCTGTACTTCATCCAGAGAGTCAAGATGTCGTAATCCGACATGAGCTTAGCTCCCTTCAAACTACCAGCGTTCTGAATACGACTTGCCACAACTTCGGCTCGGGTGAGTTCACGCCAATCCGAAGGAGCCGTCATCTTAATCTCAAGATCCTCATAAGCTTCTTCTGGAAAACCACGAAGCTTCAAATGACGATCACAAATCTCCCACAAAGCATCTTCAATATGACTCTGAAGACGTTCGATCATACGAGCGAACTTCACATCCTGTGCAGAAAGAGAAACACGGCTCGTTTGAGGATCGTCGTTGTTGTAGTAGTTCTTTGGGAAGTTCAAAGCAGTGAAAAGCTTGTTACGGAAGTAAACCGTATCATCGATTTCACCAAGATTCTGTGCTCCCGGCAACGTTTCAATACGAGTGTTCGTGTTGGGGCGAATCGGAATCCAGTAATCTTCGTCAGCCGCCGGAGCATGCCAACGTTCTTCCACTGCCGATGCTCCCTCGCCCATACCTCGATTCATGCTGACTTTCTTCTTCTTGAACTGATCTTTCATACGTTCAATGAAAGCCTCAGCACGAGCCGAAGAAAGTTGCTGAACATCGATATAGAACACTCGACGTTCTGGTGCTCTGGACAAACGATACACAACCATTGCATCTTCCATGAGTCGCAGTTGATGTGCAGGCCCACGAGCCGCTTCTACCAATGAAATACCATAAGGGTAGAACGTCTTTCGATCATCGCCGATTCTCAAGTGAACAACCTGTTCTGGTGCAAATCGAATAGCTGTTGATTGCTGTAAGTCTGCATCAGTTGCTTGTGTAATATCCACACGAGCTAAGCTTTGGTAATCCGGCCCTTCCTTTGACTGTTGGAATTCAACCAAACGAGCCTTGGTTGTTTCAATACGATACATACTCTCGGCTGGCAGTGGAACAAGTTGTTTCACGCCTTCCTTTGGATTTTCTGTATTGATGACGACTTCCCAAAACTCATCGCCGTTGATGAACAAGTTCTTGGCACGGTTCCACATTTTCTTCTGATCGAAGTTCAGCATCTTCTTATGGAACATGAGGAAGTTCAGTTCAGCCTGAATGTCTTCGTCTTGACACTTGATACTGAACACTTTGCCTTCATCGTTCTTCTGGCAGTTATGGACAACACCCCAATTTGTACAGAAGTTCTGATGTTCTTCAACAGAAAGATCGTACACCTTCATGGTGTCCCAAGGCGAAATACTAACGACTCGGCGTTGCTCGCTCTTCTTACTTAACCACTTAAGTTCTTCTCTTGCCCAACCATTGCGATCAAGTAAATTGTTCGTTGTCTTAAAATCTTCCTTGAGCTTTTCTTCTATCTGTTCATGGTTAAGTCCTGCCACGACCATTCGGCAGACTTCATTGACCTTCTTGTATTCTGGAAGATCCTTGCCGAGACGCCACTCATCAATGAATTGACGTTCGTGTACCCAACCTTTATGGTGCGTCAAGATACGTGGGAACTGATTCGTCTTGCATTCTGTTATACTGGAACGAGCTTCAACTTTATGGAAGGCCATGACGTTGTCACCACGTTTAAGCTTTCCTGCTTCAATCCAGTTCTGGTTTGGCAGCAGAATGCGGTGATCTCTTGTGCAAATGACGTTTGTGCCATCATCAAAGACAACCCGAACTGTTGGAGCTTCTTTTGTAATACGTGGATTGAAGGCCCATCCAAGAGCGAAATCTTGGCGATCAAAGTCCCAACAATAGACAAGGAAACGTTCCTTCATGTTCTCCGTAAGCCACTGGATTGATTTGAATCCGTGAGTTGGAGTTGCGATAAGAGTTTCACCAGACAAGCATGCTTCATCTGCGAAAACTGTCATTGCCATTTCAATTTCGGGCATATTTCGCAGTCGGTCGTACTCTTTATAACGATGCATACGATTTGTTACTGTGGACAAGTCCACGAATTCATTCGTATCACGCAATTGAACTGAGCCGCCACCCGCACCGCCCTGTCCGGAACGTAAGTCCGGCATTGCATCTGGTTGAGGTGTACCTGCACCGGAAAATCCTTCTCTTTCCTTCTTGGAAAGAGGGTCATCCGTGAAGGCATAGGTAAATACCTTATAAAAATCCCACCAAGCCATAATTCCTCCTAGTTACTGTTACCGTCGTTTTGCGACTTAATATTTAGGAAGCACACGTAAGAAATGAGCAAATTTCTGTTCCTCATGAGTCACATCGGGTCTGGTTCAAGCCGTCTCTTCGACTCTCTTTCAAATAGTGACTCTATCCACGGTTTTCGTACAGAGATTGTTTACGACTCTCCGGAATCACTTCAACACCTTCAAAACAACTTCCATAAGAACGACAACAAAGCGTCTGTCTGGATGGATGAACTCTTACATAATTTTCGATTGACATGTAAGCCGTTGTGTAAGACATGTCAGTTGGTGTTCTTGTTCGGAGACCCTCACGAGTCCATCGAAGAAATCGCCAAAACATATCCGTCGTATGAGGCTTTGAACTACTACCGATTTCGTCTACAAGGCATGCTTGAATACATTGCCAGAACGCCCGGTTGCCTGATTTTTACTTGGGATCGTATTGAATTTGAGGGATTACAATCTTTGGAACGAGCACTCATGATCCGTGCTCCACTCACGGCTCCAACTCGCCCAAAGAGCACCGAAAAACGTCTGTCTCTTGATGTCTACAAAGAGGCGGAACTCATCTATGACAGACTGTGCTTCAAATTGAAAGCTCTTGAGAAACGATGCTAAGAGGCGGCTGTTTCTTAGAGATACGATCTTCAGCTAAGGCGATATAATCCTGAACCATTTCGCATCCGATGTAAGCTCGTCCTAATTCTTTTGCCACAGCTAAAGTTGTTCCTGAACCGCTGAATGGATCAAGTACAACGTCGTCAATTTTGGTGAATAGTTTAATGAACCATTCTGGTAAACTTTCTGGAAAGGCTGCACTGTGGTATTTGTTAGAGCATTCTGTTGCCAAAGAAAGAACGTTGCTTGGATAGACCATTTCACGTGATGCACAAGCTGCTTGATTCTTGCCAAAGCCAGAATTGGTTGTAGACTCAAGTCGAACCTTATCATTGGCACACATGTTCTTAGCACGAACTTTAGCCCAATCGCCAACTGGCACCATCACTTCATTCTGATACATGTTGAAATGACGTTGTTTATTGAATTGAATCAGGCGTTCCCATGCATCACGGAAACGGTTGGGCCATTTGCCGGGATAACAATTCTTCTTCGCCCACACGAACTCTTCAGTCCAAAGCCAACCTTGCTGACGAAGTTTGAGAATCAACTCCATCACGTATGTGTGTCGCTCGCCCTTAACGGTCTTCTCTTTGATATTCAAAACAAAGGTGCCAGTTGGCTTGAGAACTCTTAGGAATTGCTCGGCTCTTGGAGCAAACCATTCCACATAATCGTCTGGATGAATGCCGCCATAGGTTTTCTTGCGTTGATCTGCGTAGGGAGGCGAGGTAAAGATCAGGTCTACTGTGTTATCAGGAATTGTCTTAAGAGTTTCGAGGCAATCACCTTGCAGAATTGTGTTTAGCATAGCAGCATCCCTTTCGGTAGATCAAAGCATTCCAAGAAGTTTTTGAACGATGAAAGGTGTTCATTAAAGCGGATCGTCTCTTTGTAACCTTTGCGAGAGGAGAACTTGATGGAGTTCACGTCAAAGGTTTCGCCCTCGAATTCTTTCTTGTTTTTGTATTTCTTCCCCTCACCTTTCTTAACGTAAGCGATGGTGACGTGAGGTTTGTAGATCGGATATTTGTTGGTGTAAGAGAGATTAGCTGTGAATTTCTTATTGAGTTCATGGAGCTTGGGGCAGTTGACTTTGACCATAACAACATCAAATTGGGGATTGGTGTCGAATACATCAATGGCTCCGAGAGTTGCTTTGAACGGGGCAAAGTCTTTAACAATTTTTCGAGAGCCTGAAGAATTGTCTCCGTGAATCCCATATAGAACAGTGACGTGGATTTCATTTTCCCTGCCAAAGCTTGGGTTTTTGACATCCTTAAAGATTTCTCTGTCCGGAATGGCTCTCTTGCCCCAAGAAATGATCCTTTTACTTAAGGATTCGGGGAGATTTATCTGAACAGAGGAATAGCTATACTTAACATTGTTCATGCCGGTATATAGCAAAATAACAGCTTATCTCAAAAACCGTCGCATGGTTAATAGATACAGAAAGTTCTTTAGGAGAAGGTTATGAAAACATTTCAAGAATATGCTCAGGCAAGAATGGCAGAAAATGTAGCCTTGTTGCTGTGGGCTACTGATACTGACGTTAACGATTTTTGCGAAGCTGTTCTGTTGATGGCTCAGAACAAATCCCTGAATGAGGAAGTTCTTACCGAACTCGGGTGGCGTAACATCCTCGGTGGTGCAAGTAATATCGCCACAGGTCTTGCTGGTCTAGGTGGCGGTGCTCGCTATGTTGGTCAGCAGCTAGGCCGTGGAGCCAGTGCAGTTGGATCAGCTATTGGCTCCGGAGTTAGCGGTGCTACTAATGCGGTTGGTCAGGGAGTTACAAATACTCGTGACGCCATTGCCGCCAAATATCAAGCTGGTCGTGAAGCCCTTGGTCGTGGTGCTTCGGCTGTTGGACAAGGTATAAATACCGCCGCAAGCAATATTGCAGCAGGTGCCAATCAAGCTTGGGACAAAACTGGTGGGGCCGCTGGTCGTGGTATTCACCAAGCTGGTTCAGCAGTTGGCGATTGGGCATCTAAACAAAAACAAGGCTTCATGGCAGGTGTCCAACAATCTACTCAAGGTGAAAAATTGAGACAAGCAACAAATGCTGTACAAGCTCTACAACAGCAACTTTCTGGCTATGGCTACCCGCCAGAGTTTCTCAATCAGGCTCTCAGTCCTTTGATGCAGGCTCTCCAGCATGATTCACAAGCCAATCAGCAGACTGGTTACAAGATTGGTTCCGGCCCATACGGTCAGCAGGCTCCTGCCGCTGCTCCGGGTCAGACTGCCTAATTGACAAGTCAACCTAAACTACGTAAAAAACTCCTAGATAGACATCAGTCCCTCTAGGAGTTTTTCGTATGTGGTACTTACTTGGCTTCGCTGCTTTGCTTCTCTCTCTCCCGCTCCTGCATGGGTTCATTCAGGGATTTCGAGAAGGTGACATCCTGCCCCGCAAACCGAAGTTCACCGTGCATTTCAACGACTAGTCTTTTGGATACTCGTACCGGCTTCGAGCCTTGCGACCGCTGCCGTCACCATATTCTCGCATCGTGTGCAGGAACCAAGGCTTGTCGAATACAACTTTTGTTCCATCTACCTTCGTCACTTCTTCGACGTAATACGAAGGTACGATAGCGAGAACACAATGGCCGATTGGATGGCCGTTCTCAGCAATGATGGCGATACTTTCGAAATAGCCATATCGAACCTTCTCCTCACGTCCATCTTTGTAGATGTGAGTGCATTCCATTGGATGAGGGAAGGTCAATTGCTTGGCCTTCGGCTCAGTTGGCTCATCCTTTGCATCCCTGATGTATTGGAACAGATCGACCATCTTCAATCCTTCAAAAGACTTGGGTTCGGTTTCTGAGACTGTGACACTTTCGCCTCAAGATCGTTGAGAACCTTCTTCTCTTCGGCGACCATCGAATCCAACATACCAAGCGTCTTCATGATGGCTTCTTGAGCCTCTTTACTGTACGAGTAGTTCGTGAACTCCGCAACCTGAGTGTGTCCGACCGGCGGCTTTGAGTTTTCAACTTTTCTTTGCATCTGAATCTTCCGAGCTTTGTCGAGATTCGCAATTGCTTGATGCATATGAGACTTGGCCTCAGTCACAGTGCGGTGGTTGCTGAGAGAATTTGTGGCACAAGAAATGGCCTGTGTCATCAACTTCTGAGCCTTAATCAATTGATCAATATTCATTTGATCTCCTTAAATTTGATGGAGATAAACTCGTCTTTCGCTTTGAGTATCTCGGGTTTCGTAACGGTCTTGCTAACTTCCAAAACTTGCACTTCACGATCCTTGAGCATGATAATGTCTCCCGGAACTAAAGGATCAGACAGATGACGTACCTTCGTTACGATGGTGTCTCCATGAATCTGAACATCATACAAGTTACACAATTTGCGGGTACGAAGACGTTCGTCCCGAATCTTCTCGTACAACTTGCCCGACCAATCCTCACGAGGCATGATCTGCAAGTAATCCATTTGTAGATATTGACAGGCACCATCGCAATGCACGCTATCACCCACCATTAAGGCGGATTGAGGCTTAATTTGCATCATGTTGAGTGCTTTGTGAAAGATTTCTAACGTCGGCTTATGTACGGCATAGGTTGCACTAGAAATGACAACCTCGAAATGATGGAGGATGTTTGCATCCGCCAAGCAATTCCGAACCCACCAACCATCTTGGTAACGGTGGGTGTTGGAAATGATGCCCAAGCGATACCCGCCATCGTAAAGGCGGGAGATCATCTTGGGCATCCAATCATAGACACGCCACGTGCCGTCAGGATGAGGACTCGTGAGCGTGTCTCCAAAATCAAACAGAATTGTAGAATATCGCATTACCAACCAAACTCTTTCAAGATAGCGTCGTGATTTCGCTTGAAGCGTAATGTAATAGAAGTAGGAATTTCATCAAATTCTACATCCAACACTAACCCTGTGTCTTCATCTTCAATCTCGAAGCTCTCGAAAGAGTCTTTGGACAATTCCTTTTTAATCTCCTCGAAAAGCTCTACCTTGAACTTCTCGTTCATTTCTTCAGGAGCAGTTTCAGCACCAAGCGGGCCTTGACGGGATTGACCGTCTCTAGCATATAGAGCAAGACACAATGCCATAATGGCGTCGTCATGACCGTCGTTCGCTGCTTCAACCTTCTTGTTGGCGGTGTTGTAAACAAAGGTCTTCAACTCACGCAGAAGACGTGGACTCCACATTGGCAATGATTTCGTGATCATGCGGGTATGAAGACCGTCAAGGAACGTCGCTCGGTTGCCGACCGTCGTCTTGATACCAATCTTTGTACTCTTACCCTGTACCGTTTCGTAAAGGTTCTCATAGTACAAATCGTGTTGCAAACGGCTCAGTACGGTTGCACCGTACTTTTCGTTTTCCACGACGACTAGAGCGGTATTGTACATCACACCGACTTGAGCAATGATCTGTGCGAACACGTGGTTTGGACATGTGTTGCTGTAGAATTCGGCAACCTGTTCGCACGTTGCGGCATCAATAATCTGGAATGAGGAATTGTCACCATCCGGCCCGATGCCTTCTGCGGCATCGACGCCCATGATATACTCTCGACCATCCTGTGGTTCTCTCCAAATGTATAATGCTCCGGGGTCAACTTCTTGGCTGTTGACGTTCTCGTACTTCGATGATTTGGACGCCCAATCTGAGAACAAGATTCTTGAAGGTTGAATCTTCATGATCTCCTGTTCGTAATCGTTCAAGATGTGCGGCGGAACCCATGTATCACCGGCACCAAGGAAGTCGCCCATAACTTCCTGAAGCCAACCTTTTTCTCCAAGCTGAGCACGAGTTTGTTTAACCCACTCTGGATCATCGTAATCCGGGTGTTCTGTGTACTTCAAGTCAATGATGTGGAAGTGGTTCTTACCTTTGGTTGCACCGTGATAAGTTTGCTCATACCAGTTGCCGATACCATTCACCGTGGAGATTGCAATGCAACGACCACCAGTAGAAATGGTTGGGAACATAGCCTTCCAATACTTTTCCATGTTTGGAATGAACGCTGCTTCGTCCAGAATCAGATAGCTGATAGCACGACCACGAGCAGCTTCCGGCGTATAGAAGAAGAGTTTGCAACCTGTCTCAGAGAAAATCTTCTGATGGTCGTTGTTCTTTTCCATTTCTGGACGCATCCAGCTTGGAAGTTCTTCAATAGCTCGCTTGACGATTTCACCGGCGGCGATAGCTTCACGGTCAGACTTGGACAAAAGCATGATGGTTTCGTCAAGCTTGAACAAGCAACGCCAGAGACACCAGACGGCAGTAACGGTGGTTAGACCACCTTGTCGGAACTTACGGATAATCGAAAATCGATTCTCTTCGTATTCCTTAATTACACGACGTTGGTAATTAAACAACACGAATGGCAAGAGGCCACGTGTTGGGTGAGTAATCTTAACATATTTGTGGCAGAAGTATGCAAAACTTCTAACACACTTAATGAGTTCTTCCCGTTGTTTCCTTGCATCGTACTGTTCTACTAGATCGATTGGCTCACTTGGATCAATATCGAACTCAAACTTATCGAAACTGTAGTAGTTTTTGTCAAAGTTGTTTGCATAGTACGACTTTAGACTTGGGTACTTTTCCTTCCATTTCGGATCTACTTCATTAGGCTTCTTTGAAGCTGTTACGGTAGTCATAATGACCTCCTAACTTGTTGTTACCATAACTAGCTATGCAATTTTCCTAGCAAATTACTCTTTTAGAGCACTAATCTTGGAGAATTTTCGTATGACTGGAAAGAATTTGGCGACTTTGATACTAGTAGCCATCGTGAACTGTGCTGTTGTAGCTTTTGTTGTCACAAACAAAACGGCCCCTCAACCAATCATTCAGCAGTCTTTTGTCACACCTCCAGTGCCGACACAACCCATTGCTGAACCGCCCAAAGCTAATACAGAACAAGCCAAAAACACCATCAGTGAATCGGACTTAAGGAAACATATCTCTTGGCTTGCTCACGACGCTCGTGAGGGACGCATGTCCGGCAAGCGAGGCAATATTGTCTCAGCCGATTACATTGCAGATCATTTCAATTCTCTTGGATTGCAAGTCACTCGTCAGAAGTTCCCAATCAAACGAACTAACCCCGGCCCAAATAATGAAACGGGCGATGATTTCACTCACAACATCATTGGGGTTCTTCCCGGTCGTACCAGCCGAACAATTATCATTGGTGGTCATATGGATCACATTGGTTATGGGCCAGAATATTCTCGACAGGGTGGAGGACAGATCCATAACGGTGCCGATGATAATGCATCAGGCACCGGGTCAGTTATGGAAGTCGCAGAAGCTTTCACTAAGATGGAAAAACTCAATCATACATTGGTCTTCATCTGCTTCAGTGCGGAAGAAATGGGACTGATTGGTTCAAGGTACTTCGTCAAGCAATTGACAGAGGAAGAAAAGTCCAATATCGACTTGATGGTCAATTTCGATATGGTCGGATATCTTAAAGATCAGAAAACGAATGAAATCTACGGAATCAAAGACATTCCAGAAGTCAATGCCATTGTTGGTAGATTGACGACCAAATACCCGATTCGCTTTTCAGCAGGCGAGGCGGGGAGTGGCGGTAGTGATCATGCCCCGTTTGGAAACGCAGGAATTCCGTATGCCTTTTTCCACACTGGACTACACGCTCACTACCATAAACCCAGCGATGACGTGGAGCGGCTCGACTTCAAAGGTCAAGAATTGGTTACAAAGTTTGCGTTTGAAATGGTGGACGAGTTTGACAAAATCAATCTGGTTCGCAAAGCCGCTTTCTCCTATCCTACGCTCAACGAAGAGTTCCATGATCACGGTCACTCAGAAGAGCACCATCACCCTACAAACCTGCCAGCAGTTAAGGAATTGCAATGACAAAGAATGATTTTGTTGATCTTCTGAAAGAGGATCTGAAGAACGAATACAAGCACATGTTGTTCTATTTGAACGCAGGTGTGAATATTCAAGGGCCACACCGAGCAGAGATCGGTGAATTTCTTCTCAAAGAAGCCCGAGAAGAACTGGATCATGTTGAAGAATTCTGTCGCCTTATCATCGATCTGGATGGTGTCGCAGATTATGACAAGCTCGATTATCCGACAACGAACCTGACAGACGTTGCCTTAATCCTCGAAGAGATTTTCAGGATGGAGACAGAGGTTGTTGAACGTTATGTCCAACGCATCAAGGATGCGGAATCATCATTGAACGATGTTGATGCCAAGTATGTTTCTGTCTTCCTTGAAGATCAAGTTCTCCACTCCCGGCAGGCCGCTGCCGATGTCAACCAGATGTTAAAGGGAATCTGATGCCAACTGAGCACGAGTACAAGTATGTGATCAAGCTTGATGCAGAAGAACGAATCAAGCTTTCAATCATTCACGAAATCACGCAAGGATATTTACCATGTCCAGATGTTGTGCGTATTCGACGACTCAAATTGCTTGGTGATCCATGTATTCGAGAAATGTTTGACGAAGATGAGGATTTGTGGACTTTCACCTATAAAAAAAGAATCGGGCAACGTGTTGTTGAAATCGAAACGTATCTCGATCAGAGGGATGGTGAAGATTTACTGAGTGAATGTAAGGATGTTCTTATGAAACGCAGATTTGCGTTTGAAAACAACGAGGGCGAGAAATGGGATATTGACTTCTTCTTTGATGAAGAGGGCGTGTATTTTGCTTCGGCAGAAGTTGAACTTCCGGAAGGATCTGAAAGACCAAGTGTGCTCCCGGATTTGTTAAAGAACGAAGTGATTTATGAAGTTCTCTTGACAGATGATCGATTCTCTAATAAAAATCTGACAAACAAATGGTACGCCAAACAGTTGTACGAACAGATTTCGAAAGGAACGAAATGAGCAAATACACATTAGTCAACAAAAACCCTGTCGCCCGGTTCTTCTACAAAGGGCCACGACACACCCACCCTGTCCGTCGCACAATTCTTGTGATCGAAGAGGACAACACCAAGCTTACTGGCTACGAAGTTCGTGAGGGAAACCTCACTCGTGAGACACGAAAAGCTCCGGTCAAATCGTTCCTTAAAGAACGAATTGCCAATTACGGTGACTACAATCGCCTCAAAATGACGGCAAAGACTTACATGAAGCTTGACAGTGAATCGACACTGGAGCGAGCAAATCTTGAGGATTTCGTGCTTAATGGTGCTTAAAGGTGAGCCTCCGGAAAATCGGGGGCTTTTTTTTATTTTGAATCATATGTAGTAGCGAGGATTACTCTTGTAATCGTAGCTTGAAAGCTGGAGGGAACGTGGATAACGAAAAGAAAGTCGAAAAGCTTGTATTGGAAGATGGACGTGTTGCTGAGCGTCACGTCTACACTGACGTTGAAGGCAATGAAGTTGTTGAAATGTACGCTGAGCCTCAGAAGAGTTTGAGTCTCAATCGCCGTATCGTCAACAAAGTCAAGCCAGTTCTTGTTGAGCAGGTAATTGAAACCATCAAGGATGGTGAAGTTGTTGATCGTGAGGTTCATTCAACTGAAGCTCCAGTCAAGATGCAACTTCGGGAACATATCAAGCGATATGATCGACCTGTTGCTAGTGAAACCGTCACTCAAGAACAGATTGCAAATATTGTAGCTCAGACGGTCAGTCAGACTCTCGAAGCTCAAGCTGCCGTCAAACAAGAGCCAGAGATTTACACTGAAGCTCCGATGCCGCCGGTCATCAAGATTCAAAGTGTTCAGCCGAAACAAGCGGTCTTTTCCGCTCAAAGCGTGGTGGCTGAACGTGTTGAAGAAAAGAAGAGCAGCGATCTGTGGACGGTTCTTGCTATCGGTTTCAGTGTCATTCTTCAAATTGCCGCTGTTGTTTGGTACTTAGTGTAATGCTCCCCAAGTATGAATTAGTGAATTTTCCTTTTGGGAAAACTGAGGTGGTTCATGCTGAAAAGACAATCGAATTAAAGGCACTTTCCGTTAAAAAGAAATCACGGAAAGTGCCTTTAATTGATGATCCTCTTTGGCGATTGTTCGAAGATTCTAAGGGCCTTTAGAGTCCCCACCGCTGCTTCAGATCCTCCAAGAACAGCCGAGCTTTCTCAATCGCTGTTGCTCTCTTTTCTTCCGCAATTTCTGCCCCCAACTCTTTAGCCTTCTTCGTAGCCTGCTTGTAGAGAGGCTCAACAATATTATCCTCCCATTCAGGCTGAGGATTGTAGGCATATAGATCACCAAGCTTTTCTTCGTAAACAACATAACCTTGATACTGTGCTCTAATCTCGTTGACTACAATATTGAGTCTCACCTCAAAATGCATCCCTCGACTTAAGCCATCAAAGATATAACCTTCCATACATTGATATGCATCATTGTACGTAGGAAGTTTGTCTTCCTCTTCAAACATATCATATGGATCAGTCAGAAAAGTCTGATCCATCAGTCCCGATCCTTGACGAATGATCGGGGTTCCTAAATACTTGGCAATGATGCCGAGTTTACCGCCTGAACCCATCATATTCTTGTTGGTAGCAAGAAGTTGTCTGCGTTCACGAATAATCCGTGCCTTTTGGGCGAGTGTCATCTTATTGGGCATGATGACATATATAGAACAGGAGGCGGTATGCTCAAATCATTAAGAAAGGTTTTTGACTACTTCTTCGGAGAAAAGTACGGATATTCCAATAAGGAGCGGGCCATGACTGCAACTACAATCAACAATGCACCGATTCGTTACTCTATCATTCACCCTTCACATCCTTTAAAGATGAGTGTTTCTCCCCCTGTCAACAAGACCGATCTCAAATTCACGGTAGATCGTTATTCTGGAGGCGGATTCGCCGAGAACACACCAGAAGCTAAGGCTGCAAATGCTTACGTTACACTGACGAACATTCTCAATTCCATGAATGAACTCGGCATCCTTCCAAAAAGATGGTCGAACAACAAGACGCTTTCTGTCTTCCCATTTGCTGGTCAGGATATGAACGCCTATTACAACCGTGAATGTCTAGCTTTCTTCTACGACAAAGATCAAGATAACGACTCTTGGTATTTCACTGCTGACGCCTCTGATATCGTCAGTCATGAACTCGGACATGCTCTCCTTGACGCTTATCGTCCGGATCTATGGGATGCGGCCTCAATTGAGATTTGGGCGTTCCATGAAGCATTTGGTGATATGGTGGCATTGTTGTCTCTTCTTCAACATCCAGCCGCATTGGGTTACTTACTCAAAGAAACCAATGGCAATTTGATGAAAACAAATATTGCATCCAACATTGCCGAAGGGTTCAGTCGCATTGTTGCCCAAGAGAAAAAAGATCAACCTGAAGCGTATCTTCGTAGCGGCATCAATGAATTCACTTATACCGACCCTCAGTTCTTGCCAAAGAAAACGGATAATGCTTCTCTTGCCCGAGAGCCTCACAGTTTTTCCAGAGTGTTCTTCGGGGCATTCTATGATATCTTTGTAACCATCTATGAGCATGAGATTGGAACTGGTAAGGTTCCTCCACATGCGTTGACGGTGGCACGTAACACGTTGGCTAGATATCTCGCCAAAGCCGTTCAGAATGCTCCAGCTTCGGCGAAGTTCTTCGAGAGCGTGGCGAAGACGATGTTGTGGGCCGACTGGACTTCTGGTCGTGTGTATCACGACAAGATGTACGAAGTCTTTTCGAATCGAAAGATCATCGTGCCGGAAGTGAATGCTCAATCGATGAGCAAAAGTACAAATTTGGAAACAGGCATCGTCAAAGTTTGCACCTCAAAACGAACTAAACTCAGCCGCTTCAAACAAAAAGGCGTTAACCTCTTCTCGACCTTATCGAATGATATCGAAAGATCGGATATGTGGATGCCTCGTCAAGAAGCTCATCTTTATGACTCAAAAGGCTACTTGCTCTCAACCCATTCAGTAAGTCAGGAAGAAACTGAAGAGGCCGCTGAGGAGCTTGCGAATTACCTGAAACTTACACAAGGTTGCACTAGCGATCCGCATACACCATTCGAGATTTCGAACGGACAGCTAAAGAGAACCATGATTTGTTGTGGTTGCGGTGGTGGCGGACATCGTACCCCGTTGAAAAGCTCGCCCGAGTTTGAAAAGCAGTACAAACCAGAAAACAATGCAGGGTGTTGCGGCGGTTGTCGTCCACCGGCACAAGCAACTCCAGAGAAACGTAAGGTTCTTAGGGGTTGCTTTGTCCGTTACAAAATTACACAACGCTAGTAGCTTTTTTCTAAGAAGTAACTAAAATCGCAAAATCGGCTCCCGAAATGGGAGGGTGTTATCTAATATACCTTGCCTTGTGAAGGAGGTTGTTATGAGTAAGTTTGCAGCAGAATTGTTCCAGCCGGATTGGCTGGTGGAAGCAGAGTTTGTAAGGAGCAAATCCATGATGATGTCTGACGAATATGAAGACGAAACAGTCCTGTTCGAAGAGCCGGTCGAAGACGACGACGAATTCGAGTGGGATGAAGAGTTCGATGACGAAGATGAAGAATTTGACGAAGACGAACTCGACGATGAAGAGTGGGAAGATGAAGATGACGAATTCGATGATGAAGAATTCGACGACGATGATGAGTTTGATTGGGAAGAAGATGACTTCGACGATGAAGAGGAGTGATCCATGAACTTGGCAATCGACTACATGATTCGTACTGGCATCTTTAAGAAGATGTTTCGAACGCCATCCACAATGACTCTTACCAGTTGTTACGATGATCTAATGTGGGTGGTCTTCGAACGTGAAGATAATGATGTCGTGTTGGCGAAGTTCTGGAAGATCGAGCGAAAAAACACGGATCTTCCAGAACCAGTTACAGAACTTGTACCGAAAGCAGAATTGTTCTCCCATGAAAGATGGAGACATTTCAAGCCTATTCCTTATTTCTCAGAGTCCACGAAATCGGAATTGAATGCTTACAACAAACCAATGCCGAAGGACATCTACGAGGACTATTGGAATGGGATGCTGAATTGTAAAAAGCACCTCATCCTCAAGAAAGCACTCTTGTGGAATCGTTTCATGCAACAAAAGTGTGTCTCGACGCCATATCGAGAGCAATTGGAGTATGAGGGTGATTTCAACATGCTCTACGAACTCTTTCCAAGAGAGACTGAGTATGTTGAATGCTACTACGACGAAGAGTTTCAAGAGTGGGTAGATAAATGGCAGACCCCGATGATCATCGATGAAAATAGTGATCTTGGCGGAGTTGCCAATGAGTTAATCTTTATGAAGTAAGGTCAATATGAAAGATTGGTATGGAATCATGAAGGTGTTGGATATCCAACACCTCGACAAGAACAAGAATGTTCTGTGGCAGCAACAGAATATCAACAACCTTCTACACCTTCGTGGAGAAGAGTTTATTCTGAGAGCCGTCTTTGCAGGCGGACGTGTCAGCGATGTGATCCCCGAAAACTACTACCTTGGATTAGACAATCGACCCACCGTGGCGGTGAGTAACGAAATGTCCGATCTCGTAGGTGAACCAACATTCGGTGGTTATACTCGCCAACCCGTTTCCTCATCGGGTGACTTTACAGTTGTCTTTGAGAACAATCACTATATTGCCATCTCCGTCATCGTCGCTTTCCAAGCAACGAGTGGCTCGTGGGGACCAGTGCAAAATTTGTTCGTGGCAAATGCAGCGGGCACAGATGGAACGCTCATTTCTACAGCAAGACTAGAAGTCCCCGTTGTAGTCAACACCGGGGAATCTGTAACAATGCGTATCGGCATGACTTTGAAAGATTGCCCAGCAACTTAAGACTTCTTTCCTTCTCGTAACTTGATTTTCAAATTCAGATAAACAGAGCCATCTGGATCGATTTGGATCATGCTCATCAGAAGAGAAATCATTTCCTTAGTTTGTTTCACGTCGATAGACTTGATGAAATCTACCACCTTGTCAACAACTTCACGATCAAGGAATTGGAAAACATCCATTACACCTTGAGCTTGAAGTTCAATGTCATTTTCTTGATCGTCGGATTGATTCATAGAGTCCTTTACCATTTCCGCCCAATGGCGGTCTTCAGTCCTGATCTCCGGAATCCAATTCGGAGGCGTCTGACTCATCTGGATCAACGGAGGTAGTGGGTTCAGGTCGTCGTACATATTGCATACTTCCTTCGAGATACTTCATGTCAAAGAAATTGACATAGTGAACGATTCGCATGTAATCGCCGCTACTCTTGACACGGTTGGCTTCTCGATACATAAGGGATTCTGAGCCACCATCCTGAATGTCCAGCAAACTTGCTGCTGACATCTCTCTCGGCATGGCCGTATAGTAAGCTTCTCGCTGTTCTTGGCTCATTGCACGCCATTCATCGTTGGAAACAGTTCTCTGTTTTCGAGGAATGCGATAGGGCAAATTTATTAGATAGCCATCTTTCAGGATTTTGATGGGTATTTCCTTCTTCGGGTTGGAAATGTAATATTTGCAGTAAACTTCTCGACCCGGCTCCGAAGTCTTAGATCCAATAGCCCAAACTGGAACAGAAACTCCCATTGTTTCAACATCCACTGAGTTGTTTAGCTCATAACGTTGGTCATGAGTAAGGTAAATGTTATGGTGGATGAAAAGTGTCAGCATAAATTTCTCCCGGTGTTTCTTTCTTATATACGAGTAACCGAGAGGATAAGAAGTGAACAAGAAAAAAATCATTGCTGTAGTTTTGTTGACCCTGTCAGTCTTTACCGTCTGTCTCAATTTGAGTAAAAAGTCAGGTAGCGGCCTGAACGGTATGACATCTAAGATTATCGATAGGATGCCTCTCGTTCAAGACGACCCTTTCGCCGCCTTCGCTTCTCAAATGGAGCCAAAGGCCGAGCGTGGCCCTGAAGTCCAAACATGGATCGAGGCGGGGGTTCGAATCCACGTTACAGGTGCTCTCGGTTCTGGAACCATCGTCTATTACGACGAAAATGAAAAAACGGCCTATGTCCAATCCTGCGGACACCTGTGGGATGGCAATATGACCGCCGAAGAAGGTAAGCGTAAGAATCTGACGTGTAAAGTCATGCTCTTCTATAAGAATGGTCAAAGACTATCAACGCCAGCGGAATATCCAGCTAATGTACTGTTTTACAGTAATAATAAGAACTCAAACGGTCATCTTTGCCAAGACGTAAGTTTATTGACTTTCAAACCAGATTTCATCCCTCCGTTCTTTCCAGTTGCTCCCGATGATACTGTTGTTCACCAAGATCAAAGATTGCATTCTATTGGATGTGACCACGGAACCGAAGTAGCCCATTATAGCGTCCGAGCCTTGGGGGAACGTGGAGATCAACAAGGGCAATGGCCGGATCTAGTTACTACTGAGAATTCGCCAAGACCCGGTCGCTCAGGTGGCGGGTTGATCTCTGATGAACGCACCTATGTCGGGATCTGTTGGGGGACTTCAAGCTACGACGGTGGTGGTAACGGTTACTTTACCCCTCTCAAAACCGTTCGATATTTCAATGAGAAAAACGGTTATGGTTGGATCAATAATGTAGGATCTGGTTCGCTTGCTCAAAAACTCCCAATTGTGGATCGCAACAACAAGCAACAGAAATATCCGCCCAACTACATTCCATTGCCCCATAATAGATAATGGTTTCATTTGTCATCTACTACCATTCGACAAGAGTCTCTAATCTTCTACAGACCATTCGTTTCCTTGAGAAACGAGAACCTGATCTCAAGGACTCGGAACTTGTCTTAGTGTGTCAAGATAAACAGATTGATATCTCAAGCCACTTTGCTTCAACCATCAATATTGGTTTGGAGATCGGCACATACAAGAAGCCGGTCATGTGCAATGCGGGCGTCAGGGCGGCCAAGCATGATCTGATCGTGTTAATGGATAGTGATCGCATCCTACCTTACGGTTTCTTTACAAAGCACACAAAGAACTTTCCGCAGAAGTCCATGCTAACATCTGTTAGACTTTACAAGCTACAACAAGATTACACAGACGAACAAATCGAAAGCGGAGAGATTCAGAAGGTAGAAGATTTCAAATCTTCTACCAATGAGATTCGTAAGAAGAACATGTTCTCTGGCAATACCATCTTTTGGAAAGATGACTTTCTTGAATGCGGCGGGATGGATGAGTCATTTGTTGGATATGGGTATGCTGACAATGACATTACACACAACATGCTTCACTCTGGTATTGAGCCAACCTATCTGTTTGATGAAGAATTACACCTTAATCATCCATGCTCGATCTTTGTCGAATACGAAGAGATAACTCAATTTAAGATCATTTCAGCTATCAATGGCGTGCGTTATATGAAGAAATGGAAGATCCCATTGAGCAAATCCTTCTATGAATTGCACAAGGAGATTATGGAAGGGGATTTTGATCCAAACAAAAAGGCCGAGTTTCGAAAACTAGCGGCCTCATTGTTGTGTATTTAGCCTTGAAACATGGATAGCTTAGAAAAATCTCCGTCCCAAGAAGTCTTGAACTGGCTGGACTTAAAGAACGGACAGATCGTAGCGAAATTACAACGCTGGCACTGATCATTCACAACACCACGGACATTGTCCACGTCATGTTCTTTGATCTGATTGTAAATATCCAATAACGTTTGTTCGGCGTCAAGAATCGACTTCATCGAGTAGGAAGCTGCAATAAGCTCTTCGTCTTCTAGATAGTACAAAGCACACTTGATATTCTCTGGTGCAATGCCAAATTCCTTGTTCACGACACGAGCGTAAGTACGCAACTGGATGTCGTATGGCACCGTTTCCTTGTTGACTCGCCACTTGCCCTTCTTAGTTGTCTTGTAATCCAGCACAAACGCCTTGTCGCCTCGAATCACCAAACGGTCGATGAAACCTTTTACAAGTTTTGAATTCGGAGGATCAAGATCATAGTAGAAAGGATGCTCAACGATTCCATCGCAACCAACCTTGGCAGTCAACCGTTGAATAGAGCGAAGGTGGATAGGGAATCGTTTGGCGTAATCTGGCGGAAGAGGCGGGGCGATCTTACCCGGCTCGATTTCCACTTTACCTTTCATCACCTCAGTAGAGATTTGCCCGAGGGATCGTTTGCCCCGCTCAGTTACATACATTTCGGCGATCTTGTGTACAATCTTACCATACACAAAGTAAAACGGCTCCGGAACAGGAGAGGGTGTTTTCAGGTGATAGTGAAACTTGTACTTCTGAGGGCAGTCTTTGTAGGTCTTACTTCTTGAGACACTGATATGTTCGATATTCATATTGCACAATCCTCTAGGATGGAAGATAGACGATCTTAAAGAATTTTGCAATCCTCTTCGCCCGATAAGTCAAAATCCTCTTGCACTTCTGCATTATCCCAAGGTTTTGTGTCGTCCATTTTTTCGTAAGTCTTCTGGAGTTTAGCGATGAAATCCCCAACCTCTTCCTTCGAAAAGAAGAAAGTGTAAGTATCACCGCATCGCATGAATTGTGGCGTGAAACTCACATAGGTGTCACCGATAACCAAAGAATCGCTCGATGTTTCAAACATCGTTTCTGTAATAGAACCTTTTTCCTTCGTCCAAACTCCGTCATCGTCTTCCGTAAGTAATTGATACATAATTGACCTCCTTATGTTGACATGATCGGGGATTCGACGATAATCCTTTAGCACGGAGACACAAATATGGTTGATTACGAATCATTCCTCGAATGGGCCAAAGGCTACTTCGGAGAAGAGAACATTACATTCACTAAGGGCGGCAATGAGATTTGCGTTCCAAGCCCTTTCATTGAAGATTTCAAACGACACTTATGGATGAATCCTTCGGGCGGAAAGTCCAAGCATCCAGAGAATGGCTCTTATCGCTGTTGGAAATCTGACAAGCGAGGAAGCCTCGTTTCGCTCGTAGCGTACCTTGAGCATCTTGATTGGGATGAAGCTCAGGCGATGATCTGTGACCAATCATCTTTAAGAGGGTTAGAGAAAAGAGTCCACGAGCTTTTCGGACACAAAGTTGAAACACCTCAAACACAACAATCGAACGTCGGTCTTATTCAATTACCACCGTTCACATACTTGATCTCATCGCTGAGAGAAGGCGAGCGGTACGAGATATTGGCGAAGGATTACCTTGCCAATAGAAAGATTCCCTTCGAAGGATTGTATGTCTGTACATCGGGGAAGTACGAAGATCGTATCATTATTCCATACTATGACCGTAGTGGTAATCTAATTTGGTGGAATGCACGGTCAATGTACAAGGACGAATACCTTGAGAAATACGGTATTCAAAAATACAACAAACCAGACGTGCCAGAAGACAGTGGACTCAGTCAGAACAATGTTCTGTATGTGAAACGATGGCCTCGACCCAAGCAGCGAATTCTCGTGATGGAAGGGGAATTCGATGCAATGACAGTTCTTATGTGTGGACATTTTTCCGCAGCGTGCGGGGGAAAGAGTTTGTCTGACAGTCAGATCGATATGATTCGAGATTACATCCCGGTTCTGTCATTCGATACAGACACGTCAGGAAAGCGTGCTCTGATTGAAATCGGCCAACAGCTTTTAGGCCAAGGATTTCCTGAAGTCTACTACGTTAGAGCACCAAAGCAGTACAAAGATTGGAACAAGTTTCTTCAAGTTCACAATGAAGAAACTGTTCGCAATTATATCGAAAAGTACACCAAGCGGTTTACCACTTGGTCAATTCAGCAGCTACAGATGCAGGATCTTTAGGAACCAGCAGAGCAAGAGCAACCTTCACACTCACAGTTTTTGCAAGAGCAACCTCCGCAATCACCGTCTTTACAAGCTTCGCAATTACAAGTGCATTGATCGTTGTTCATAGAACCCCCTTTCCAATATGTATGGATCAAATTAGAAAATGAATGCCAAAACACTCCAAATGATGAGAGAAGCCTTCTTGGGAAGAGTCTGCTCAATCTTTACCAAGCCAATGAATCGATCTTTTGATGAGGTGCGATGGCGGGAGCATTTTGTCGTTCGAGTGCAAGACATTAACTCTGACGGAATTTGGGGAACGCATCCTTACAACAACACGGTCAACTTCTTCCGATTAGATCACATTGTCTTTCTTCAAGAAGAGATCGAACTCGATCCAACCAATCCAGTCCATCGCCAGATGATGGAAGAATACGAAAAGAAGAGTGGCAAGAAGATCGTCAGCGACGTGAGTCCACACCTAGCACCGGTTGTTGAAACACCAAAACCTGTTCAAGACTTACTTCCGATCCTTGATGAAAAGGAAGAGCCGCAGGTCATTGATGAACAACCTACGGCTCCTGATGTCAATGCAACTTTTGTGAATATCGATATCTTGGAATCATTAGCTAATGAGACCAAGCGTATTCATGATATGGTGCAGTCTAGCCCAAAATCACCTTTTTCAAGGTGATACCATCTTTCGCAAGGTGTTCGATGACGTAATCTGCCACATCTTCTGGCTCGCCATCGACACCTTCAAGAATCTGGTCAAGGTTCTCTCGGCTAATCGTTGGTTGAAAATCAGAAAGAATGTGTTGAACTGAGTCTGACAATCCCTTACGAACAACTCTTCCACCCGATCGCATAGGACGATCCTCTTCTTCTTCATCTTCATATTTGGCGAAAATCTGTTGTAGTTTTCTGACCCATAGAGGATCATCAGCCTTCTTCATGAGAATATCAAGATTGTTTGGATCATCTTTAACGTATTTGTCAAACAACTCATTGGCTGCATCTTTCATCTTTGCATTCAGTCTAGTATCTAAAACATCAGCAACTCTATCGTGCCAACTGTCTCTTGCAAGACTCAAAGCATCTTGTGGTTCCTCGGTTGGGTTATCCGGGAGAGGTGTTCCCGCATAAGGATCGTCATCATCGTTCTTAGTAGATGGCGGTTCATCATCAGTTCTTCCGCCAGAATGTGTGACGATGTCGGCATTATCTGATGGAAGAGGCTCGTCTTCTTGACTTGCTGCCGGTGCTTCAGTCGGGGCGGCAGGAGCCATACCTTGAGCAATCTTCTTGGCATAATCCTGAATTGATTCGCCACCCGGTGGGTTAGACTTCAATTGAGCATCCATCGCAGCCATGATTTGATCATCGTTAACATTGGCACCGCTTGCCTTAGCCAACTTCTGAAGCAACTCAAACAAAGTTGCGTATTGAATATCATTCAAACCACCCGGAATCTCATGCTTCATATCAGCCGATGGTTCCTGACCTGTTGGTGTGGCTTCCGGAGTAGATGAAGTAACCGATTGGGCCGCAGGCTCTTGAGCCGGATCAGTAGATGAGGCGTCTGTCGCTGCTGCCGCCGCCGCTGCTGCCCTACGACCACCGGGTACGACCTCCCCATCAGGCATTGGGATTGTAGCGGCAGCTTGCTTATCACTCACTGCCGAGACCGGATCAGCTTGATTGCCCATATGGACAACAGCGGCATCATGACTCGGATCAGAATTAGTCAATAGACCAAGTCTCCCTAGTGCCTTACGCAAATAGGTCTGAACAAAGTACCAGTCTCCACCCTTACCATGTGGGTCGGGAATCTTATTCTGTGGCATACCAAGAACTGTCGCCCAATGCTTAAGATGTTCCTTACCCGGAACACTGTGGGTCAATGCATCAATAGCACCAGAGGAAATACCCGCTTCAATCATCTTACGACGTTTACTACCCATACGACCAGATTTGCCCAAGAATTGTTCTTTAGACATTGTTTCATAAGCAGGAACGCCCGTCGCAAGCGTGTTTGAAGCATCTGCGGATGCCGTGTGAGCCGCAGGACGTTGTCCCGCTCGGTCAGCAATCTCTTGATCCATGCCCATTGTCGCCGAAGGAGGATGTGCCAAGGCATCTGCTCCAGAAGCAGGAGGTGCAGCCGCAGGGTCAGTGGGCGGCTTCTGGAAGATTGCTCCACTCGAAGCAACCTGTGCTCCAGACGAAGTCATTTGTGATGCGGCAGTTGGCGATGCTGGAGCAGGAGATCCCGGAGTTGGTGCAGGAACGCCGCCAGCAGACTTAGCCATGACATCAATTTGTTTATCAAACATATTAGCAACAAGGGATGCGAATTGATCAATTGAAGCATCAATCTTTGGAAATTGAGCAGCATATTGATTTTCAACAAACTGCTGCAATGCAACTGCTTCAGTCTTGTAGTTGTCGATTTCCTGTGCCCAAGGGTGATCTTTATCGCCAAGCATTTTACGGAATGTACTGAAACGTTGGCGACCTTTCCACCAACGGCCCCATGCAGATGGGCTGAACAAATCTTTCAACCAGCCGCCAATACCACGACGTTGCGGAGTTGGTGAACCCGAAGCGGGAGCAGTCGCAGGAGAACTTGCTCCTCCAACCGTAGGTGCAACATGACTGTGACCGCTTGATGGAGTTGGCGTGGTGGCAGGACCGGAAGTTGTAGAAGGGGAAGACGAACCAGCGACACCCGGAGCAGTTGTCGGGGGAGGTGCAAGACGACTCAAACCAAGAAGTCTACGAATTTGAACTTTCAATTGACCAGCAAGCTTGGTTGCATAATTACGAAAATGCGTTTTCATGCGGTCTGGAGTGATCGTTTTTGGTGCCGCAGCGGCGGCACCAACCTGATTTTCGATGAACTGGATCAAATCCGTCTTGAAGATGTGAAGTTGTTCAGAGATCAGAATGTTACAAAAGAATTGGTCTTCCTGAGACTCAAGCTCAAGAACCAAAGAACTGACTTCGTTAAAGAATTCATCACCGATACTCTCGCTGAGAACTCTTGGAAGTTTTGTCGCTTCCAAGAGTTCCAGTCTGAGAATTTCACACTGAAGATGCAATGCTTCTCGGAGCGAAGCATTGTCCAGAGAGTCTTGAAGTTTACTCTTTCGATAATCATTAAAGCTTAGCATATCTTCTCCTATTCTGAGAATATATAGCCGCCTGAATGAGTATTATCGACCGGGCATGTATTCACCGATCTTCTTCAAGCCCATCAAGCTGGAGTCATAGGTCTGGTACTGACTGGTGAGGTATTCGTAAGACAATCGGCGGAACTGATCATCTTTACCCTTTGGATGCGAGAAGTACACATGCTTGCCCTTCTTGCCCACCACCTTAAGACCCATAGAGTTTGGCTTATATTCGTGCATCAATAGATAAGCCGCTACCCCCAAATCAGAAACACACTTGTGCGTGTTTTCATCCATATCTTCCGGTACGTACTCATTGATCTTCTTAAGGAACATCAAGCACGAATCGAAAGTATAGAAATCGTTGGGTGGTTGGTAATCAAGCACAAGTCGATCAAAATTGTCAGCCTCTTCTGGTGTGAGACATTCAAAGTAAATCGATTTAGCCTTCTTGCCAATTACATCGTAGCCGTGCATCAACAAGTAAGCGGCCACACCTAGGTCATTAACAAACTTATGTAATCTTTCAGTCATTTCATACCTCTTAAAACACTTTTTGTAGTTTCTTCCTCACCAAGCGTGAGGTCACATCCAAAGCCTTGTCCAAGCCTTCAAGCTCCAACAGACCTAAGAATAGATATTCAATACCCTTCGAAGAAATTTTCGTGGGTACGCCATTTACAAACAATGACTCTTCCGTAAGCCCCAAGGACATACCCTCTGGAAGATCCTCATTTACAATAGCCTTCATGAGCATGCACCGATAATCACCATTGCAATCCTCCGGATCACACTCTTCGGCATCAACTGGAACAACGCCAGCTAATTTCAACATATCGATAGGAAGTTTCACTTCCTCTTCGATCAATCGTTTCTCATCTTGCCGCTGATACATCTTCTTCAAGAAATCAGCGGTTTCTTTATATACTGGTCTCTCTTGATCCTGAGACAAATCATCGTAAATATCAACAAGTTTCTCAGCACTAATCTCGAATTCATCCGGGAATAGCGGATGTTTCGGTTGTTCTTCAGGGTTAAATTTTGCCTGTTCTTTGGCAAAGATACTCTTGAACTCTTTATAGCTCAATGGCTTAAAGTCATGGACAAGTTCAGAAGGACGAGGGCATGTGTTCGTAACTTCAGGTCGGTTGATTTCTTTGAGAGGTTCTTCAAATGTTCCATACTTCGCAGCCAAGTCTTCGGCCTTAGTTTCAGCAAGTTTCTTCTGCATTTCTTTGTTGCGAATCTCTGGCTGAG